TTTATAAAGCAACATCATGAACAACATCCTTATCCTTGACACTGAAACATCCGGGCTTCCACTCGACTTCAAGTCGCCACCATCACACGACAACAACTGGCCGCACCTGGTGCAGCTCGCATGGCAATGCTACACACCGGCCGGTGATCTCCTGGAGGAGTACTGCCAGATCGTAAAGCCGAATGGTTGGACCATCGCCGCTGAGGCTGAAAAAACGCACGGCATAAGCCTGGAGGTGGCAACGGAAAAGGGGCTGCCAATTGAATCGGTAATCAAGTCGCTTATGCTACGGCTGAACGACTGCAAAGTGATCGTGTGCCACAACACCGGCTTTGATAAGCCGGTCGTGCTCAGTGAATTTCTGCGCCTGAAAAACAAGTTCCCATCCATGCATGATTCTGAATGGTGGATTGAACGTGTACCTTTTTACTGCACGATGCTGGCAACTACGTCGCTTCTGGCCATACCACACCCGAATGAATATTTCAGGAAGAAAGGGCAATTCAAATGGCCATCGCTTGACGAGCTTCATGCCTTCCTGTTTGGTGAAGCTATTTCAGGCCGTGAAGATTTCCACGATGCATTGGTTGACGTAAAGGGTACGGCGCGGTGTTACTTTGAACTGATTAAAAGAAACCAAAGGATTACACCAGAGATGATCCAAAGCCTTGATGCCAACCAGGTATTCGTGTTTGGATCAAACACTGAAGGCCGTCACGGCGGTGGCGCTGCTCATTACGCGCATAAATTATTCGGAGCAGAATGGGGTGTTGCAGAGGGGATGACAGGCAAAACGTACGCTATTCCAACCTGCACTCCATTCATTGAAAAAATTGGATTGGATGCCATTGCTGAAAGCGTTTCCAGGTTTATTGAACATGCAAAGAGAACTCCCGATGCTGTGTACCTGGTAACGCCAATTGGGTGCGGAATCGCTGGATTCTCAACAGAAGAAATTGCTCCACTCTTTTCATCTTGCATCGAAATCAAAAACATATATCTTCCTCAATCATTCTGGAACATCTACTCAACAACAAAATAATACAACAATGGAAAACTTATTCGATTTCTCTCCTTACGCTCCAAAAGATGGGCACGTTCTTGTTCTGAAATCACTCAACGCAAAGCTTATTGCTGCGCACAATGATTTCCAGTGGCCTGAATTTGGAATCTGTGAAGCGCCTGATTGGTTGCAGACAAACGAATGTGGCAACGGATTGCATGGATGGCTATGGGGGGCAGGAGATTCCAACCTCCGGTGCTCAGACGATGATGCAAAGTGGCTTGTTCTTCATGTAGAGGAATCAACCATTATCAACTTGGATGGGAAGGTTAAATTCCCAAAATGTGAAGTGATATTTGTAGGTACTCGTGAAGATGCCGTTTCGATTATTCAAAATTATGCTCCTGCTGGAACGGCTATCATGTTTTCCACGCTGACCGGGGGCTATGCATCCACGCTGACCGGGGGCTATGCATCCACGCTGACCGGGGGCTATGCATCCACGCTGACCGGGGGCTATGCATCCACGCTGACCGGGGGCTTGTGGGGAGTATTGGTATTTAGATTCTACAATGAAAAATCGAATGAATATGAGCAACGTTGCGCGCTCATCGATGGTGTAAATTACTTGCCTGGGATGAAATATAAACTCAATGATGAGTATGGCATTGAGATGGTAAATGATACTGAAGCATAAGTCATGCAACTTAGACCATACCAACAGAAAGCTGATGACGAGATCGTTGCAGCCTGGGCATCCGGAAAGAAGCGGGTATTTCTACAGCTACCGACAGGTGGCGGCAAGACAGTCATGTTCAACCACCGCGCCGCCGTAGCTGCCAGAAAGGGCAAGCGTGTTCTGATCATCGCCGACCGCAGGGAGTTGATACAGCAGGCCTGGTCACGCCTTTGGCAAGCAGCGAACATCCACGCAGGAATCATCCTGTCTGGCCATCCGCAAAATCACGCGTTACCAATTCAGATTGCCAGTATCCAGACGCTAAACCGGCGCACATTCCCGCCGAACATCGACATGGTAATAATCGACGAGGCGCGTGGATCCGTAGCAGACAGTTACAAGACGGTGTTCAATCATTATAAGGATGCTTACTTCCTTGGCGTGGATGCCACGCCGATCAGGACAACCGGTCAGGGGTTCGATCACCTCTATGACCACATGGTTTTAGGACCTACCCTGAAAGAGTTGGAAGCATTGGGATCACTCGTGCCGGCGCGGCCATTTGTTAACCCGCTGGACCAAAGGATCCTCGACCGGGTGAAGATCACCGCAGGGGATTATAACGAAAAGCAACTAGCAGAAGTGATGGCAGACAAAACCCTCACAGCTGACCTGGTGCAAAGTAAATTGAAGCATGCGCCTGGGCTGAAAACAATCGTGTTCGCCGTATCCATCGCCCACTCGAAGATGATTATCGAGCAGTACAATGCTGCCGGCATCAAGGCCATGCACGTGGACGGTGAGATGGCCATGGAAGAACGGGCTTCGATCTTCAAACGGTTCAAAAACGGAGACTTCGAAGTACTATGTAACGTCGGTATTGCATGCTACGGATTTGACGAGCCTAGTATCCAATGTGTGCAGCTGGCACGGCCTACGAAGTCGCTGGCACTCTACCTGCAGCAAGTTGGACGCGGCACCAGGCCATACACATTGCCGACCGGGGAGAAGAAGGAGAAATACATACTGCTCGATCACGCCAACTGCGTGATGGAGTTCGGAATGCCGAACAGCGAACGCCGGTGGCAACTGAAAGGCAGAAAGAAGGAAGCGCAGCGCCCGCGCCAGTTCAAGATCAAGATGGGCGACGAAGAAAAGATCGTGACTGCCAAGGACTACCCGCAGGGAGTTGAAGGCTTGGAATTGCAGGAGATTGACGAGCTGACATTGAGGATTGAAGAGTTTAAAAAAATCATGGAGCATGCCACAGCCAAAGGATACAAGCCATTGTCGTGCGTATTCAGATATACAGACAAGTTTCCGGATGTTGGAGCTGATGAGCTAAAGCAAATCGAAAAGCTACTCAACTTCAAACAGGGCTGGTGGCGCTACAAGCTGAAAGACCTGGAAGAAAACCGAAACAAAAAAGCTCAAACCGCATGATCGCATTTGCTTACTTCGGAGGAAAATACAGAATGATCGAGGACTTACTCCCGATGCTTCCTGAGTGCGACCACTACTGCGAACCGTTCGCCGGAAGTCTGAGCATATTGCTGAATCGTCGGCCTTCTTCTATCGAGACGGCAAATGATCTTAACAGCGACTTGACCAACTTCTTCCGGGTACTGCGTACCAACGGGAAGAAGTTGGTCAAGTCGCTGCAATGCACGCCGTATTCGCGCGAGGAATTTGAATTGGCATGGCTTCCGTGCGAAGATAGAACCGAACGCGCGCGCAGGTTTTTCATCAGGGTTACCATGGACATTGCAAAGGCCGGGCGTAAAACGGATAAGTCCTGGTCAGCAAACACGAAGTTTTGCCCAGGTGAGCACAGCTATGCACCGGCGAACTTTATCAAAAAAGTGAAGGGGCTACCTGAAATAGTTGACCGCCTGCGCATGGTTCAAATTGAGAACCGGCCGGCACTGAAGGTGGTCAAAAAATTTGATAACCCGAACACGCTATTCTACTGCGATCCACCATACATTCACGAAACCAGGTCGAGCAAAAAAGACTACCTGCACGAGATGTCGTTTGACGATCATGTAGAACTCGCTGAGGCGCTAAATACCTGTAAGGCAATGGTTGCCCTATCTGGCTACGATCACCCTGCAATGGACGATTTGTACAGCGCTCCGAAATGGTATAAGCATAAATTCAAAAGCAAGCAAGTGCCTATGTCACAGGGGAATGGCCTGGTGAGGCAGGAGGTTCTTTGGACGAATTACGACCCGGCCAAGAAGCTGGGGCAATTAAAACTGTTCACATAAATTTACGTAAATTCACATGCAACACAACACAAACGAACCGGTCCCCATGGTTGTCGAATTGTTCGGACACCAAAAGATTGCTGGCTATGTCAGCGAGCACAATGTCGCCGGCGCTCCGTTTATTCGGGTAGATGTGCCTGAAACGGATACCACGCCAGCATTCTCCCGCATGTTTCACCCCAACGCAATTTATTGTTTCAATCCGTGCGACACGGAAACGATGATCGCAATGGTTGATCGCCTGGAGGTTCGACCAATCGAGCCGTTTGAAATCCGGAAGCTGGTAACCAAAATATCTGCTCAGCAGCTCGTCTCAGAATCAGAGGTGAACACCTTTGATGAAGATAACGAGAGAACACCATTCGACCAGGAGGGCGAAGGCGAATGGTAGGCATAGGATTTATTTACCCGATGTTCAAGGCGATGGTTGAAGGCGATAAAACCCAAACCAGCCGAATGGGATCGCGCAAGTACCATGTCGGTCAGCGCATCTACGTAAAAGAACCCACAGTTCTTTGGGGCTACCCAGGGGCGTACCCAGAAGAAAAAGATGTGATTCACCAATGGTATGACTGCAAGTTCACAGGGGTATCCTATCTATGGGATGGCCAGACGGCGCCGCCTGAAACATTTTGGAAGCAATACAACAAAATGTTCATGCCAGCTGGGGCGGCTCGTCACATCATCGAGATCACCAACGTAGAAACCAAACGCCTGGGCGACTTCGACGCAGACGATTACCGGCGCGAGGGAATGAAGGAACACATGGCCGTGCCGCTGGTGCCAGGAGAGCGACCTATTTCTGAATGGCGTGTTGATCTGGCAAATGACAGCTGCTTTGCCCGCGAGGATCCAGCCGATGTATTCAGGTACATATTGAAGCTTACCGCAGGGAAAGACATCTACGATCCTGAGATGTTACCAACCGTTTACCAATTCAAACGCATAAAATGAAACCGGCTAATTTCTGGACAGAATTTGAACTCCAAGCAATCGAGCGGCACTATGCCAAACACGGCACGAAGTTCGTGGATGAGATAATCTTTGCTCACCACGGATGGCGCCGGGGATATCGCAATGTGATGCAGAAGGCAAACAAGATGGGGTTCAAATACGAGGGCCAAAACCGGGGTATGTTCAGAGCTGGTTTCACACCGCACAATAAGGGGCGCAAGATGTCGCCGGAACTCCGGGCAAAATGCGCCCCTACAATGTTCAGGCCTGGCATCATTCCAAAAAACACCAAGCCAAAAGGAGATGATATAAGCATCAGGCATTCACACACTTCAAAGCCTGAGGTTTACCTTCGATTGAAGCCAGGTAAGTGGGTGATGCTGTCAAGGCATACATACGAATCATTCTTTGGCAAGGTTCCAGACGGGTATATCGTATACCACAAAGACGGCGATCCGCTTAACTGCGACATTAAAAATCTGGATATCATGTCCAGGGCGCAGAATGTTCGCAGGAATCACAACCTGGTAAAGATCAGGGCAAAACATGCAGCGCTGACAGATGAATATGTGGTATGGTATATGAAGCGATACAAGGGGATAGAGTTGCCACTCGAGGAAAGCAGGGATTCCGGTCTGCTGGAAATTTACCGGAAGCAAATTGAAGTCAAACGTTCAATCAATAAAAAGCAACAACAATGAAGAAGTTACCCGTTACACAGATCAACTCCCTGATCGGGAGGAAATTCGAGTACATGACCAAGGAGATCACGATCAACGCCTGGTAGCAGGTTGGTGATAAGATCGTATTCGCCACCGACAAAGAACCGATATCCGTTGATGCATGCAGCGTTGATGTATTCATCACTGGACTGATTGAGATTGGTGACAATGCCGTTCAAGTGGCACAACAGCGCCAACCGGTCAGGCTTAGTTCAGTTCCTGCAGATATATCGCGCAAGATCGTGGACAAGATGTCTGCCATGCTGGATGAAATATCTGAGGCCAAAACTCCGGAGGAAATAAACCATGTGACGAAAAAGGCGAAGGCGCTCAGCAATGCTGCCAACACCATAACCAACCTGGGCAAGTTGGAACTGGAAGCCATCAGGATGAACCGGGCAACAAAATAGTAACGATGAGTTTGGATAAATCAAAACATTGTTTTACTTTTGTAACGGCTAAAGAGCCAAAGCGTGTGGCAACGCTTTTCAAGAGTGTGAATTTAAGGAAATATGAGCGCCATTGCAGGTGCGGGTGTCCGGGGTACTCTTGCCCGGACTTTGGCTACGCCACTAAAGCCGCCCGTCCTGCAATGGCGCTTTTCTTTTACCCTATGTCTAATCTAAATCAATGAGTAAGGAGCGTGATTTTAAGGGGGTTTGGATACCTAAACACCTTTGGTTAAACCCGGATTTATCTCCAATTGAAAAGTTGTTTCTTGCAGAAATAGACAGCTTGGACAACGATCCCCAAAAAGGATGCTTTGCATCAAATGAATACTTCGGTGAGTTTTTCCAGATTTCGGAGGGGAGAGCAGCCAACATAATTTCATCGCTCAGAAAGCGAGGTTATATAATTCAGGTATTCTTTGACGGTCGTAATCGAGGTATAAGACTTCACGAAAATGTGAAAGCAGGTTTCACGATAAATGGAGACAGCATTCACGATAGTGTGAAACCTGGTTTCACGAAAAAGGGAAAGCCGGTTTCACGAAAAGGTGAACATAATAATACAGTTGAAGATCAAAGGTTTAATAGTACAGGGTATAGCGAATCCTCCGCCGCTGACGCGCCGGCTATCGAGCTTCCAGTCGAAGAAGAAAAAAAGAAAAAAAGGGACGCACCGGGCCCGGGCGCCGCGCCAAGCTGGACAAAGACGGCGGCGACAATTTTTGACGAGGTCGGCGCTGAACTTTCTAAGGCTGAGGGGATTGATTACATACCGTTCAACTGGAAAGTCTGCAACGATCAGAATTTTGCTCACCTGAAAAACCTACGCAAGCTGGCAATTGAGCCGGACTTCAAAACTAAAATTGGGCATATCCCAAATGATGAAGAGTTCTTTGCGAGTTTTCGTGCCGTAATGACGTTATCCTTCAAGTATTTCAGAAAAATACAGAAGGAAACCAATGGCGCACTACACTACACACCGTCGAGTATTTACTCGTCGTACAACAAAATCAAAAACTTCAAAAATGGCACCAACAACAACAATGGAAGTATCGGTGGCCAACCAAGTAAGTTTGGTCAAGGAGGCAATCAGAACGGCAAGTACGATCCGGCCAAGGGCTACTAACCACGTGGAGATGGCCATGTGCCGCCTCCTGGAATCAGCGCCAAAGCTGGTTGCCGATGATCGCCTTCGCGCGTTCGACCCGGACACGTTCAAAGACCTGGACGCCTATGTGATGGCAGTCCTGTTGTCCGGAAGCCTGATCCAGCGCGCCGGCGTAATTGACAACCTGGATCCAAGCTGTGACCTGGCTATCCCTGAATTGAAAAGCCTCAGCCGCGACAACGCGACGGAACTGCTTGGTTCCTATGTCCGTCAAGCATGCAACGCATTCGGATGCGATTTTAAAGGCGATATCGCCTACGCTGTAAATATGCTGTATGACAGCTACGGTGGCCTGACAATCTTGGAGTGGGCAAGATTCATAAATGCCATTTGCCGCGGCGCCTATCAAACCGATTTCCAAAGCATCAATACCAGGGGGATCAACCTTGATTTCCTGAATGACTGGATTGAACAGCACTGCGATAACCGGGACAGCATCCTGAGGTCGCTGAAAAGCGAGTTGCCAGATAAACCAGAGAAAGACCCTGAAAATGCAGTAACCATCGAGCAGATAAGAATATCACAGGCAGAGTACGCGCAGTTCACAGCGTCAATCAATCAGCGCCGGCGCGATTGGGAATCGAGCCTGATCGAAACCAAAATGGAAGTCGCCCGGGAAACCAGACCGGACAAAGATGACAAGATGGTGGATTTTGCCTACGAGCTTCCGGTTCAGCGCGACCGGCCAGAAGCTGCATACAAACGACTGTATGCACTCCTGGAAGTGTTCTACTTCTTTGGAGAGGACGGTGCAAAGGAAAAGATTGCTGCACTGATGGGGGCGTGGGAATTACTTCGGGTGATTGAATACGCCGAAGTTGATCCAAAGGACTTCTACCGAAGCCAGGCCGCAGCGTTGTACAAGAACCTGGTACGGCTTGTAAGGCCTCAGCCAGCTACCGACTACCTTCTGGCATCGATGTACAAAATTGCTGAGGGTAAACCTCTATCCGAATTTCACAAGGCAATAACCGACAGAGATTACGATGGCAATTCTCCTCACCTGCCAGCTGATGATTACGTTAACGCATACATGTCAGCGCTTACCAGGGAGTTTAGAGGCGAGTACGTAAAGGCTATGACCGACGCGCACCCTGATTTCTTCCCGTTGTACCAGGATGAATACTTTGGCCTGTGCTGCATCCAGTATGCGGTTCGGGTCTTGAAAATGGCACATCCATTTTTTCACTACATAGATTAACTTTTGTTATGGCAAAAAAGATCAATCCTAACTCCCGTATCACCATTACTCAGGTGAAGTTGCCTGACCTAAATGAAGAGATTGAAAACTTCGAGGATCAAATGACGGCCATCGAGATCGGGTATTCAGAGGAAATGCTCGACGATGACGGCAACCTGGAATTCGTGAAGGAGCACCCGAAGGTTAAGTTCAGGAATTTCCTTGCGCATCCTGACCTGCTCAAACATTTCAACGGGCTTCGCCCCCACATGTCGCTTATCTGCGAATTCCGGGATGATTCCGAAGCTGATCCGGAAAACCTGCTCGAAACGGTTGCCTATGGCGACATCTACGTTACAGACATCACGCTGGTTGGATCCAGCGAAAAGTCCGGCGTTGTCCTGGGTGGTTTCAAAATCCTGCGCGACGGCTCTAAACTGAAGCTGGTTACCCCTGCGGTTCGCTTCGATCTGGGCGAATACGAATACGGCGAACAACTGTCGGAGCTTACCGATGAAATCATGGTTGAGGCACGTGCTGCGCTTCTCGAAAAGAAACACCGTATCGTTCAGCTCGATATGTTTGATGATGACCCGGATTCACACCTGGACAAAACGGCTAAGGATATGAAGGTATTCATGCGCGACAACAATGTAACGATCACCGTAGGAGAATCAGCGCCGGGTCAATGAAAGGATGGGATATGAAATCGGTAAATGAGGCTGCCAGGCGCGGCCTTTCAGTTAAAGCCCAGGACGGCAAGCCATTGGACATATTACCGCAACCAACTCCGGTGTCGGTAAACAAGTTCAGGAACGAGCCTAAAACGGTTGACGGTATTCGTTTTGCCTCAAAGCTGGAAGCTAACCGGTACCTGCAATTGAAGATGATGAAGGCCGGTGGCCTCATTACCGATTTCATTATTCAGCAAACATATTACCTCGAGGTAAACGGCTTGCACATATGCCGGTATATCGCCGATTTTGTAATCACCTGGGCCGATGGGAGGGTCACAATAGAAGATACAAAGGGGGTAGAAACCCCTGAGTTCAAGATAAAAAAGAAGTTGATGCTGGCAATACATGGCATCGAAATCGAATTAGTAAAACTGCAACAATCAAAACTTCACAACAATGGCAAAGTCAAAAAAAGTAGGCGCAGATAACGCGCTCGCGCCGGTGGCAGGCATTGAAATGCTGGCCATCCACGAATTGGTTAACTCACCAACTAACCCAAGAAAAACCTACAGTATTCCAGAGCTCGAAGAGCTGGCACGTTCTATCCGTGACCACGGCCTGATCAATCCAATTACCGTACGCCCGGTGTACAATGACGTTCACCCAAATATCCGTTCATGGTACGAGGTAGTTGCTGGTAACCGCCGATTCAAGGCTGCTCAGATTGCAGACATGGAGTTCGTGCCATGCATCGTGCGCGAACTGAGCGATGACCAGGTGCTTGATATCCAGATTGACGAGAACCTTCACCGGCAAGATGTTCCACCGCTCGAAGAAGCGGACGCCTTCAAATCCCTCCTGGATGCCAAGCGGATCAGCATCAACGAGCTGGCCGCCCGGTTGAACAAGTCAGCGGCTTATATCTACCGTCGTATCAAGCTCACAAACCTTTCCGACAAATACCGGCCACACCTTCAATCCGGAGCGCTACCGGTTACAACGGCAGAAATCTTTGCATCCTACCCGCAGGAAGCACAGGAAGTGATCTACAAAAACGTGTGCTACACGGAAGGTGAGCGTGTTATATTCTACGATTCGCGCAATGTTCGAAGCCGACTGGAGAGCCAAACCTGCAACAGCCTGCAAAAAGCAATATGGCCACTCGACCACGTTGATATGCAGCCTGGTTTACAGGCATGCACTACATGCGAAAAGAATACTGCCGTGGCTACCCTCCTTTTCCCTGATGGCGCTGACGCTCCACGATGCACAGACAAAGCCTGTTGGAACATTAAGCAGACTGTTTGGATGGCTTTATCGATCCAGCAATGGAAGGCGTACTGCAAAAAAGAAGGCATAGAGGAGGTTTATGCCGACCTGTACTTCTACAGCTACGACAAAAAGCCGTATGAGAAAATTTTTGATGGCTCCGAAAAGGTGCTTGGTAAGTTTGATTATGAGATTGTTGATAGGGATTACCCTGGTGCGTTCAAGGTGCTGTTTATTGGAGGGTCATCATGGGATGAAGAGAAGAATTCCTGGAACTTCAAAGTTGGATACATTGCATTGCGAAGGAAAAGCAGTGGCGAGCGAATTGACTGGGAGATGGACAAGATACTGAAGGATGAAACCCTAACCCAGGAGGAGAAGGATCGTCAGGTGAAACTACTTGCCGAGAAGCGTCAGCGCCAACGGACTGAACAAGAGGTTCAGCACGAGCAAAAACAGTATCGGTTGAGACTGATTGAGAAATGCGCCGACGTAAAACCTGACTTTGATGCTGAACTTTTGCGGATATTTCTTTACCGTGAACTTCTTGATCAGCAGACGCATACCCGTAAATGTTGGCATGTTATTTTCAGCGAAGAGGCTCAAGGCTGGAGGCCTGATTCTTTCCTCAAAGAGCACTATGACAATGGCGAGTGGAATGCCATGACGGTTGACGCATGGGTAAATATGCTGGAAGAAAAGGGAGAAATAACCCCGTTCGATGTATGGAATGATCTTCTTACTGAGGAAGAAATGAATCAGTTTGTGATAGAATCTCTATCAAAAGTGGCAGATTATAGGCTCAATCAGATGTTCACAATATCGGCGCTTTATAAAATCTATGACCGCCTTGGAAACTGGAACGATGATATCCCAACCGAACCCGTTGTAAGGTTTGCCAAACATGTAGGAATTGATACTGACAAAACGTTGGAAGATGTAAAGCAAAAAATCTACGAAAAAAATCAAGGTAAGGCAGAGGCCGATCTTGACGACGACGAATATGATTACGACCTCAATGAGGATGACGAATAATGAAGAACCATTGTTGTTAAATTCCCCGTTTGGCTTTATTGCTGGGCGGGGTTTTTTACTTTTGTGCCATGCCTTACACAGATCACACCAACCCGGATACAGCCGCGCAATTTTCGGCCATTGCGCCAGTTTATGACAGCGCCTTTAAAAACCCATTTGATCGTGCTGAGGAGGAGTTTATTTTCGACAACTATATCCTACCATACATAGGACGTAATGACGTACTCGATATCGGGTGTGGAACAGGATTGGTAAAAAAACTGAGCGATCGGTTTTTGTTTGGGCCATCGTCATATACCGGCGTCGATTACTCTGTGGATATGATTGTCCAAGCTCACAAAAACCATCCTGTTACAGCTTTGAGCCGCCCCCAGTTTTTCACCCAGGATATGCTGGACTTCATGGATAACTCAAAGCCAGAATCATATCACGCCATCGTGTCCATGTATTTCCCGATGAATTACTGTCAGTATCCACCCAAGCGGATATACCAGGCAGCAAAGCGAATTCTAAAGCCTGGTGGCAGGCTGATCACACACGTGGCCACTGCAAGGTATGCTGCTCGAAAGTCGCACATAGTTTCTGCCGGCAACATGCGCCGGTATTACCACCACACCAACGATGCTCATTGGCTTGGAGACAACATACCAAAAGGAATGAAGCTCGGAGATGTGGCCGGTGTAAACTACTTCATTGAGCGCCATCGCAAGGCGCTGGAATATTGCCCCAAAGCCATAAACAAAAAACTGTTTGCATACGACCAGCGCCGCGGTGTGCAGGCCGGTGCAATTCCATACATGTACATCCTAAACATCGAAAAATTATGAAACGTGCTATCTGCATTGGACTGAACTACGAAGGCTCTGATTACGAGCTTGGCGGATGCGTAAACGACGCACTGGCCAATAAGAAGCGCCTGGAAGAAAAGGGTATCAAGGTTGACCTATATACCGAAACTATTGGAGCTAATGAGTTCCTGGATGCGCTGTACGCCATGAAGGCTGTGCAGAAATCAGGCGACACGCTATTCATCACATATTCAGGACATGGAACTCAATTTGATGGACCCGAACATGATGGCAACGAGGGACTTTGTTTCTGGACAGGTGACGAAATCGAGGTGCTCGCAGACTTCGACCTGCAAAAAGAACTGTCACTATTCAAGGGTACGGTAGTCCTAATTCTGGATTCCTGTTTCTCCGGTGGTATGGCCAGGGCACTAAAGGTTGACCGCAAGAAGAAAGCAAAGTGCATACAGTGGAACCCTTTAACGATGACCAAGATCGAGCCGCGTAAGCACAAGGGTGTCGTTGGCGCCAAAGCCGTAACGAACAAGCGGTATAACCTTTTCGCATGCAGCGAGAATGAGGTATCCTGGGACACCGGCGTAAGTGGCCTATTTACCGCATCGTTTATGAAAGCATACGATGTCGGCCCGAGAACGATCGGAAAGATTATGGGTAAAGCATGGAACGACTGCTCGCCGGATCAGCACCCAACATTTCACATTGTAAACGGAGGCGCTACAAAGCGCTTATTCTAAATGGTACGGGAATATCAACAGGAAACGGTACTGGAGGCAGCTCTGGACCGTTTCCGATATTTGTTTCAGAATGGTCGGGTCTGCGTCTCATTCTCCGGAGGCAAAGATTCAACCGTTTGCATTGAGCTGGCCGTAATGGCCGCTCAGTCGCTTGGTATTGCCCATGTTGACGTTGTGTACCGTGACGAGGAAGTTGTGTCACCAGAAACCACAGCATTCGCCCTACGGATGGCTGCGCGCCCAGAGATAAGATTCCATTGGTGTGTGGCCAATCAGCCGATCATAAACATCTTTGACCGGAACGTTCCCTACGTGTGGACCTATGACCCATTGCTCGAACCTGAACAATGGATGCAATTGCCACCAGATATTGCCCAGATCATTCCAGACATGAACATCGAGCGCCTGATCACAAAGGAACGGCTTGGTATTCCTGATGATGAAACCTTGTTCGTGGTGGTCGGTATTCGCACCTCAGAAAGCCTACGCCGTAAGTTCGCCATCAATGCGAGCAAAGGATACCTAACCAAGAAGATCAACGGCATATCGAAAGCCAGGCCTATCTACGACTGGGAGGATGATGACATTTGGAAGTTCCTAAAGGATTACCAATGCGACTACAACCGGGACTATGACGTAATGTGGCGCCTGGGTATTCCGAAGCGTAGCCTTCGCATTGCCCCACTCACCATGAACACTGCCGGAATTGGCCAACTACAGGCCATGGCTAAGGCTTACCCGAAATGGTTTGACAAGCTGTGCGTTCGATGTAAAGGCGTACGCGCTGCGTCAAACTTTGGAAAGGCGGCGTGTGAACCCATACGCCGCGCCGGTGAAACCTGGGAGGATTGTTTCAACCGCACGTGCATAACTGAGGCACCCGAATGGATCCGCAAACGCGCTGAGGTGCTGATGCAAAAGTGGACAGCCGCCCAGGCGAAGCTCACCACTGATCCGCTACCTCAGAAGGGTGGCCATAACTTCAAAGGAATGTCATGGGAGAAGTTGACCAAGATCATGTACAACGGCGATCCGTTCTGCATGAAAACAGGCGAACTTCCGTATGTCGAGCCGCACGAATTTCGCCCCGATGGTGGATCGTGGCATGGTAAACCAACCTGGTGACGAAATTTCCGACATCATGACGAAAAACCCGACATTGAAAGAAACAGTGCGTATGCTGCTGAACGCATCCACACTTGAACAGCTGGAACTCTGCCGGCCACATATTACCCGACAAGACCTTGCAACATCGGTCGTCTTGACAGAAGTATTCAATTATCAATTTGAAGCATTATGTCAGAAGTCAACAAGAATGTTATCGCCAAAGGCAAAAAGACTATCGAGAAGAAGTTCAACACTCTCGAAGCTCTGAGGGTATTCTACATACCACACTCCATGATATCACCCAACCAATACAATCCGAACCGGCAAAGCGAGTTCGAGTTTGAGCTATTGATAAAGTCCATGAGCGAGGACGGCTTTACCCAGCCGATTGTTACCCGCCCACTGTTCACTGATGAAATGGCCTGTAATGCCCTGGGCTTGCCGGTAGGCACCAACCATAAAGAAATAGACTGGATGACTGCTGCCAACAAGCTGGACTCAGGATTCATGGTAGTGGATGGTGAGCACCGGTGGAAAGCCGCCGCAAAACTTGGTTACCCTGAGGTGCCTTGCGTTGTAACATACATGACCGACGCACAGATGCGGATCGCTACCCTGCGGCATAACCGGGCCAGGGGGACAGAGGATATAACCCTGACCGCTGATGTACTACGCGACCTTGAAAAGTTGGGCGCCCTCGATCATGCCGCTGACAGCCTCCAGATGGATGATGTTGAAATACAAAAGCTACTCGCTGAGGCAACCGCAACCGATGACCTGGGAGGTAGTGAGAACTTCAATCAGGCATGGGAAGTTAATACCGCCAACGTCCCAGGATCGAACCCTGACGACAACTTTAACGTCGGCATGACCACCAAGGCCGTAGAGGAACAACGGCGCATCCAGAACGAAACCAGCGCCGCCAAAACAGCGGAAGAAAGGCAGATGGTACAGCGAACATCTGACTTGGTCAGGATCATGCTGGTATTCCAGGGCGATGAGGCCAAGATCGTTCAACAGGTCCTTGGAAAAGACCAAGCTGAAAAACTGCTCGAATTGTGCCGCAAAGAGCTGGCCACCCAATAATGCAACGTGAAGGGCGACACCAAAAACAAACGGACTTCTGTACAGATACAGGAGGATCGAGAGTATATCTGCAAGCACTACATGCGGGGCATATCCCACGTGAAGATTGCCGAGCAGATGGTGATCGACTTAAAACGAGACTACATACTATCCCGCCAACAGATTGAGTACGACATAAAAGAGATCGTTAAGGGGCTTCGTGATTCGTATGAAGCGCAATTTAACGACTATCTTTATCAGCAGTTACGGAAGATTGACGAGCTTGAATCTGAGGCGTGGGCAGCATGGGAGGCCAGTAAAAAGGCGAGGAAGAAAACCACCATCATCACCAAAAAGAACCAGGTGAAACAGGAGCCTGGGGAGGATCAGCCAAAGGATCCGCAGGATGTTATAATTGAATCAGCAGATCAGACAGGAGACATCCGGTATTTTGATAAAATTCAGTGGTGCGTGGAAACCAGGTTGAAGCTGCTCGGGTTCTTTAGAATGAACCAATACGCGAAAACTTTGGACCAGGGAGAAGATGACGAACAACACCAAACCGGCGTTGTTATATACATACCTGACAACAATCGCCAATGAAACGCAAACTAACCTCTTTGTCCTGGCCGGTAACCATATCCAACGGTGAACTCCACGTGCCACGTGAACGCATGTTCAAGGACATAGCCCAGCTGGCAGACAACCCGGAAGCTATGCTTCTGTTGAAGCCAATTGATAATCCAAAGACGCATCGACAGTTGCGTACATTCCACGGTCCAATCATCGAGCAGGTTCAGTCGTTCATCATGGCTACCGATGGGGTATACAAGTCGGTAGACCGCATCAAGTACGACCTGAAAGAACAGTTCCTGCAAAAGCGGAAGAAATACTGGGACGATGGAAGCCCGGTGATCTGGAAGATTCAGCACCCGACAAAGCCTGGTGTCTGTATGGAATGGCACGTGGAGGAGGTGCCTTCGCTTTCCGAACTCTCAATTGACGAGGCCCGCGGATTCATAAATGATATACTGGAATTCTACCTGCATGAGCGCGGCCTGACCATAGTCATTGATCCAGACGAGGCCGACCCTAAATTCAAAGACTAACCTGGTAGGATAGTTACCACGATCATCTGATCGAACTGGTAACGCGGTTGCCCCTTTACCGTTCCACCGAATTTACTGAGCGTTGACATGATCCACGAATCAGTCAACCGATTCGGCTTTCCAGCCTTTTCTTTCTTGCGCTCGCTGACTATGGCATACACCCGCTTATAGTCAGGATTGGTCGTAGTCGCTCCCCTGAATAAATCCGGGAATACATTTTCGATGAAATGATCAAGCGCCACGCGCAATTCGTTGTCTGTTTCGGTTTCTGTATGTTGTTGATTCATAGCTGCAAATGTAGATTCAATTCGCCGATTCAAAAAATAATTTGAATCTCATTTGCTTTATTCAAATTCTTGTTTGAATCTTTGCAGAATCAACAATGGAATAATGACTACAGGAAAAGACATAGCGAATCGGCTCGGCATGCACCCGACCAGTCTCCAAAAGGCTGGAATCGGAATGGCCATCGAGATTCAAGATACTGAATTGATTCGGTTTCTTGAAAGCAGAATCAAGCCATCGGGCGCATGGCGTCCGGAGAAAGCAGCCGTCGCTGCACAGTGGTATTCAGAACTTACCGGAGCGTCGCTACCAGCACCAAGCCAGGATCACGAGCCAAATGCAAAGGAGCAGTTAACCCAGATACCCGCACGGCCACGTAAACCACGGCAACAAATTGAATTTTCACCGGTGCAAAATGGTGCAATTGAAACTCACTGGCTGCGCAGCGACGCAACAATGGTCGCTCTATTGGTTGTTGCAACCGGCGCACAGATTCTGCATACCAGCAGCTTCTTTTATTTCATCACGCCGATTCCGGGGGAAGTGTTCAGAATCGTCACGGCGATTCTCGTTGGATTCGCTGTTGATTCAGCGGCACTGATTAAGACGATTCGAAGTGGAAACAGAATCTACCTGATCATATTCGCCATCGGTCACTTCTTCGTGAATCTGTCCGCGCACTTCCGATTCCTGGAAAGAACCGAATCAGACATCGACACCACGACATGGCTATTCTTTGGAGAATCATGCCTGCTTTCATTTCTCGTCGCATTCGCAGTTTATTCATACAGCGAGGCGTTTGCCTTTAAAAAGTAATTCGTCAATCAGTCATGGACTTCGTACTTCAAACCAGAACAGAAATTAAAACCCCATCGCAGCAGCTGTTGGAACGCCCTGCAGTATGGAGCGGCACAACAGCCGACTGGGGTACTATCGGCAGTGACATTGCTCCTATCACAAACCAGGAGACAAATGCGCTCAAATCAAAGTTGAAAACCACCACCCCTGATTTCATCAAAGCGGGGCGGATCAAACACCTGATGCTCCAGGGCAAAGGGCCATCGGATATCGCCAAGGCATTGCGCAACTTCGGGTGGGGGTATGGCCTGTCAACCATCAAGCATTATCACGCCGCCCTATCGGTGGCATAATCAGTTCACGAGAGGGGTGCAAATTCTTTTTTGCACCCTTAAATCATTCAAAATCAACGCCTTTAAAAAATGATACGTGCAAAATTTTCCATAGAACTGCACCGCAATCCACCGGTGCTTCACCTGACCGAGAGGGGTAGTGTGTATCAGATTCGCTTGAATGATGGCAGCACATCCATGATGATAGGCGATATCCCCGTTCCTGTTCAGGGGTGCCCATTCCCAAGCGAGCTTGCACGTGCGCGGTTCTGGGCATTCCTACATCGAAACTTCAACAACCTGGTGACAACCTTTGCAATCGTATTGTCATTGGTCATGCTTCATGTTTTGTTGATGATCACATACCCGGGTGAAATGATCGGCGCTACGGTATCTGTATTCTCATTCTGGATGAATGCAGCACTTGTTGTAACCGGATCAGCCGCGTTGATCGCATGGACAGTGCGAAGATTCTGGGGTGGTGTAACAATCAAATTCGGTGTTGATGAAGAAATGCAACTGCTGACGGCCGGAAGTATCAATATCGCCCCGGATGTGTTGATCGCGTCTGAATCACTCGATGAATCGCCGGAAAGCTTCGAAGGTCGCATGCGGTCGGCGTTTGAAGAAACGACCGGCACGCAGAAATGGGTACTCGTCGTCCCGCGCGGCCAATGGAAATTCATGGTCATCAAGAATTCAGATTTGCCAGACGCCAAACCAATGTATTCTGAGTTTCTGCGCAGCGCCCCATTCGATCCTATGCCATTCGGTGAATTGGAGATCGCACGAGATTCAAACCTGTACACCAAAGAATCGTATGGCAGTTACCTAGAGTACCTGCGTCACCTCACTGATGAATACCGCATTTGGTCTGAGGCTGCCAAGCAAGGCGCCGTGGATCCATTTGCATCAATCGCCAACGCTATGAAAAAAGCAATGAACACCATCACCCTACTCTTGATGTTTACCCTGAGCATGAGCGCCCAGAAAACAACCCAGCTGGCAGCATACCTTGGCGATCGCGCAACGATCTCCGCACCGGAAGCTGGCAAGCAGGTTGACTTCGTATTCGAGCGCCGGGAAATATCAGTTCGCGCAAACGGAAAGGCCAACTATATCGACCTGATACAGTCGGTACCATTTTTCTCAGATGCTGATGACGCCGGGAGGCTGCTCCTGGTAAAGGTGGATGGCCAGAAGATATTGCCGAAAGACCCGGCAAAAGCAGTTGAGCCAAAGGCTGAATTGAAAACAGAAAAGATCGGAGATGGATCGGTATCAGAGGTTCCTGTTGACCTGAATAGCAGCATGTTTGACCAGATACCAGATTCTGCGGCATTTCAGAAGATGAAGTACGCAGACCTGGCCGACAAGCGCCGGCAATGGGCAAAGGTTGAACCGATGGTAGATTACTACATGTGGAAGTTCTATCTATGGCTCCCACTTCTTGCCGTAATATTCGCATACTTCTGGTGGGTAGCATCATTGGGCAGCGCCGAAAGCGTGGATGATCTATTAGGGCATGCCGTGGTAGGTAACATAATCCTTAAATCATACGTGATCAGCAAAGCAATGCTGTTTGTATTGCTTATCCTGATCGGGGCGGTATTCTCCCTCCAATGGGGAGTTACCTACTACTACACCTACGACGTCTCGTTTTGGATGCTGGTTCGTATCGCATTAATTGCATGGCTGTCGTACCAGGTAAGCAAGAAGGTGCTGCCTAACCTGAAACGGGATACTCCTGCAGGAGGTGTAGTTTACAATGGACGATACAATAACCGTCAATTACCTGGATAATGAATCTCGAAAAGTTTTTTGAAAAAATCGGCCTTGAGTGGACGTACATCGTTGGAAGCCCGCAATATCCGTGGCGCTTCAAGGTAGGGCGTTCTACATCGTTCAGCGTACGCGCACGAGACATCGCGCGTACAATGTCGAGGGAGGCTGGCATAGATGTGAGAGTAGTACCGTTTTTTAAATTACCGATGTTCTGGGCAGGCCGGAGTGAACGAGCCATTCACACATGGCCAATGTTTCGCTACTTCAAAGCGAACATGCCCGGGAGCGGATGTACTGAGTGGGCTTGGGTTCTGAATCCTTATGTTGGAACCCTCGCCTACTCTTTTTGCACATACCACGGTATCGAGTGCGCAACTTGGGTAGGTGCTATTGTTTTTGTAGCGCCGCTGGCTTTCGATTTTGCATTCATCTTAATCACTATCGCCATGCTCCAGTACGGGTTCGTTGGTGTAATTATCTACGCAATATGGAACACCTTTTGCTGATAAAACATACATTCGCAGACGTGCCGACGCATGCTATCCTGATAAACCTTGCCATCTTTGCTGCAATATTCCTTATCATAAGAACAAAATACACCAGTGAACAAAAGCCACGTTGATATTGCACAGGTAATCCTCACCGATGACAGCCTACTTGGTTTCCTCGCATGGGCACTGGTGGCTGCGATGTTGCTGCAGGTGCTCAAGCTCACCGGCGCGATCGGTAGCGGTATCGGCTGGGTATGGCGCAACCGTGGCACGGTATTACTTCGCCCTTCGTGGCCAATGTTCCTGTCAGTTTCTGCCATCGGCCTTTGCGCCTGGATGTTTCGTTACCAGCTTAACGATCAAATTCAGTACATCGAGCAGGTGTATTTACGCCCGGTGTACATGAACAACGATACCAGCTATTGGGCTTTGTCCATGTATGAAACCGAACTCAAGCGCCATGTGAGCGAATCGGAGTTTCAGATTGTAAAGCAGGAGACTGATCGCCTGGCGCACGAGCTTCAAAGCTCACCACTTGCGCTATATGAGGTATGCTATTCTGAATGCGGACTGGATCCATTCGCGTGCAACGTGGATGATCGCACAGGAGATACCGTGGCCGTTGGGTGGATACAATTTACGCGTGCTGGAATCAAACAGGTATCTGTGCAGGGGAAGCAGATAACATGGCCACAGGTAAAGTCCTGGGTGAAGTCACGTAATTTGTCCGCCATGATGGAAGCTACCAGGTCATATATGACAGGCCGGGCAAATGGCCGCGCATTACCGACATCCACAGAAATTTACATTGCCGTGTTTGCCCCTGCATTTGTTGGGTACGGAGACGATAAAACGCTGTATTCAATCAGCAGTTGGCCGGCAGCTTACTACGATAATAAAGGGCTGGATGGATATGGCCTCGTAAATGGAAAGATCGTTAAAGGTGCTGCATTTATGGACGGTAAGATCACCGTTCAGGATATGCGATTGCACCTTGCTCTCAAAAAATCACTGTTTCTCGCATGAAAATTATTCTTATCTTCATAGCCGGGTATATCGCCCGGCACATTATCGGCATACTATTCAACCGGGTTTTCAGGAAACCAAGCGCCACCCAGGTAGAGGTTACAATGGATGATATTCAGGATTCGGTAATATCCTACGACCGTGGGAAAAACTGGTTCGTCCGAACGAAAGACGGCGTTTTTGTAAAAGTTGGCTATAACTCAATTCAATCAATACTCGATTTCTATGAGAATCAAAATAAAACAGGCGCTGATCACACATCCGCTGACGCGGCCAGCAATCAGGACAGTAAACGGTAAGCACTACAAACTGCGCGCGGTCCGCGCAATTATTTCCCATTGGACGGCCAATACCAACCGTGGCGCCAACGCGATGGCCAATCGTAATTACTTCAACAACGGATCGCCCGGGCCCGGTGGAACGTTCAGAGCGGCCAGCGCTCACTACTGCGTGGACAGCAACGAGATCGTGCAGTGCCTACCTGATGACGAGGTTGGTTTCCACATCGGAGGATCTCGCTACTATGAATCTGGGCGCCGTATCATGGCCGGTTATAAAAGTTTGACGCCAAATTATTTCGCCATAGGTTTTGAGATGTGCGTCAACAGCGATGGCGATTGGAACAAAACATATCAGTCCAGCGCAAAGCTGGCAGCATATCTGTTGTTCAAGCACAAGTTGACAATCAATGATCTGCTACGTCATTACGACATCACCGGCAAGGATTGCCCGAAAATGATGATCGCAGAGAATGAATGGCAGAAATTCAAAGACACGGTATCTGAACATCTCGCTATTTTGAATAAGGTTTGTTTCCACGCAAGAGTTGGCGCATCAAATCTGAATGCCCGATCTGGACCAGGTACACAACACCAGGTCGTCAGGGTTTTAAATCAGGGCGAACCTGTTGTATGTTATCCTGGTGCATCAACAAACGGTTGGGTTCCTATCGGCGAAAACGAATTTGTCAACTCTAAATATCTCATTTATGAAATGTAAAATCGAAGCCATTGCCGCGTTGACGTTGGAACCGAAGGAAGGTGGATCCACGTTGACGCGGACAGAATTCGCCCTTGAATTGTCAGACAATATGATACGGTCTGAATACATGGACGAGAGTGGAAAGCCGACAAAGCTCGGCGTTCATGCCATCACATCCTGTTTTATCCAGGGACTTTTGGGAAGTATCCACTATGCGCACCAGAACGGCATGCGCGATAGCGCTGAACACCTGCGGTACATCATCTCAGAATTGGAGCGCGGGTTCGTTAGACCGGTAGAAATCGAACATGGAAAGTTTAATCCGCTTCACAATGGATAAAGCAATCGCCACAGACTTTTTCAAAAAAGGGATGATTGTTGTCAATCCACGTTATATCCCTGAATATGACAATCATCCAAATGTTGAGCAGGCCTGGATGCTTTGCATTATTGACGACATAGTTCCACATCGACAACGTAAAAGGTTAGTCGCATACAAGTTAAGGACAATAAAATCGGGGTTTTATATATCCAGCGTATCGCTCGATGACCTTTTAGAATCAAATCGGTTTCTTATTTAGCACAATTTTTGCAACATCATTTCATCACATCAAAATTTCATCTGCAACATGAAAAACATCCTCATCCTCATCCTGCTCGCCACCGCCTTTCAAAGCTCTTGCCAAAGTGCCAGCGCCGAGCCATCCCAGTTCAAACAGGTCACGACCGCCGCCAATGTATCCATCGGCACCGAATCCGTTTGGGCCTATTACCCGGCCGCCGAGTTCGTAATTTCCTACTGCGGGGAGGCGAATTTTGAAATTGAGAACCACTCGAATATCTTTGAGGCTCAAATCACTCAAACCGAACCAGGAATCTGGTTTGCGAAGTCTCCCGATGGCGACTACATCAAGATCAATTCGATCACAGGTGTAACCAATATGGAGATCAACGGCGAATTCCGGTGCTTCGTTAAAAATTAACCATGGAACTGCCTGCATTCCATCCGAACTCAACCCCAACACCTGATCGGTGGTCAGGACAAATGGTGTACAAGGGTGTCAACGCAACCATCAACTTCGTACCATACGCTGCACTACTGATGTTCGCAGTGTTCAAATACGAAGGGGATAACTGCCAGACATTGTACGACGGATCGGACGAGTGCATGGCAGTTTCAATTTTCAACCAACACTGCTCAACATGAGACATCTGATTATCCTCCTCCTGGCGTTTATCGCCACCACCACAACCCTCGTTTCCCAGGAACCCACATTCATCGAATTCACCATCGAATCAGTCCACGACGGAGACACCTGGGTAGCCAAAGACGCCGCTGGCAACAAATTTACGTGCCGTCCTATCGGCTACGATGCACCCGAAGTTCGCAGCAACATCATCCTGGAAACCCAGCCATACGGCCGAATATCCGGTGACACGCTCAGGAGACTTATCAAAGGCAAAAAAATCCTGCTCGATACCACAGCGCTGACAATCAAGGATCACCGCGACGTTTATGGCAGGTTACTCGTAGAACCATATTTCGCTGACAGCTCATCCATTGCCCTATTCATGATAAAGAACGGGTACGGATGGTACGCATATACAGCCAACCGAAGGTTTCCCAAAATGAACACCATCCTGAAAGATGCCCACCGTACCGCCCGAGCTGATAATATTGGGCTATGGGCCGGTTATCTGGATGCCAAAGGCAAAAAGCGATATGCAGAAGCTCCTTGGACCTGGCGAAAGAAATACTCATTGAGAGAGTAAAGACGCATCGAAGTGCAAATTTTTCCATTCATGATAGAACGCGACGGCAGCAATTGTCGGCGCGTTTTTTGTAGCATTCAGTACCTTCGTACATTCATTACCAAAATCACACACAGAATGAGAAATCAAATCCTCTTTTCCCTGGCATTTTTTGCCCTCATCTTCCAGGCCAGCGCCCAGAAGGTCTATTACAAATTCCCGGTCGACTACACCAAGCAGGAACCCACCCACACCGTCACCCTGCCCAGCTCCAAAGACAACAAACTAAAGTTCTACGGGAACAACCTGTACCTGTACGACAATGTCGACCTTACCTACAGGAAGGTTTCCAAAGTCCCGTTCTACGCGGAGATGAGCATTTCAAACGACACATCAACCGTGACGTTCGCCGCAACTACACCCACCGTACTGCAAGACCTGACGGCCGGCCCTATCTCCGGGTTCACCATGATCAGCGATTCACTACTCAGGTACGACGGCAATGAAAGCGGCGTATTCCGCGTAAGCTATTCGGCAAGCCTGTCATTCACTGAAGCGGCGAACATCCTGAATGGATATGTCCAGGTCAACGGCGTAGAGGTAACACGTTCGAGATTCCGACAGACAGCAACCACCGCGAACACGGAGCGCATCAATATCGCCGGGTCTTTCCTTACCACACTCACCCCCGATGCCCTACTGAGGTTTATACTGGTGCCATCCACCCATACAGGAAGCGACGACATTCTGGTATATCAGTTCAACCTAAACATCGTGCAGCTCAAATAGGGGCATGCCACGACCTACATAAGAGACAATTTAGAACGAGCAGACGTCAATGTCGGCTCGTTTTTTGTTGCCCTGACAGTTGTACATTTGCACCCAGCGACATCTGTAAATATCTGATCGAAAATGGCTAAAGCAAAATCATCTGACACGCCCCGTGGTAATCCCAAAAACAAGACTGGTGGCAACCCGCATCAGTTCAAGAAGGGGTACGACCCACGCCGAAACTATGTGGGCGCTCCGCCTAAACCTACGCGCCTGGCGTTGCTGGAAAAGGCATTCGGTAATAAGATCGAACCTGAGTTCGAGAAGAAGTCCACCATTGAGATACTTCGATACCTGTGCGAGATCACGCCGGCAGAACTACGCGCCCTTTCAGAGCGCGATGATATTGCGGCATTCGTGATTGCCTATGCAAAGCGGATCGTCCACGCCATAGACCACAATGACACCGTGGTATTGGAGGAGATATACAACCGCGCGTATGGCAAGCCGACATCTAAGCTGGCATTCACCGACGCCTCTGGAGACGATAAGGACGGCGGCATATTCATTTTCCTGCCAGACAATCAGCGCGGTGATGCCAAAGATATTCCAACCGAACAAAGTTCTGTTCAGCCCCCTATGGATAAAAAGGAAGTCAAGCCCAAGAAAACCAAATAGAATTCTGAAATGGACATTCGCCCGCAGGCTGGTTTCCAGCACAAGTTTCTCGCGTCACCCGCAGACATAGTGATTGGTGGCGGCGCTGCGGGCGCTGGGAAGTCATACGCGCTTCTCCTGGAGAACTTACGCCACGTCCGAAATGGGAAGTTTGGTTCGGTAAACTTCCGGCGCACAATGCCCCAAGTGCGCAACGAGGGCGGCCTATGGGATACATCAACGCAGATATATCTCGGTTTGCCCAACGCTTTGCGTCCGCGTCCACTGGAACACAGCGCTATGTGGGCGTTTCCTTCCGGTGCCAGGGTGAAGTTCAGCCACATGCAGTACGAGAAAGACATGTACAGCTGGCAGGGTTCACAGGTTCCATTGATCGGATTTGACGAGCTGACACACTTCCTGTCCGCGCAGTTCTGGTACATGCTCACCCGTAACCGTTCCACCTGCGGAGTGAAGCCATACGTCCGCGCCACGACAAACCCACAAAGCTACGGGTGGGTCAAAGACCTGATTCAGTGGTGGATATACCCAGACAACTACCCTGACGAGAAGCTGCGAGGATATCCGATACCAGAACGCGATGCGGCCGTTCGCTATATGACCAGGTACAAGAAGCGGATACTATGGGGCGACACTCCTGAGCAAGTGATAACACAGTTGCCGCCTGATCAGCAGAAGGAATGGGATAAGGATTCGATAAAAAGCCTTTCGTTCATCGGAGGCACGATGGTTGACAACCCGGAGCTTTTGCTGAAGGACCCATCGTACAAGGCAAACCTGCTCGCCCAGGATGAGGAGACCGCCCTGCAACTATTGAAAGGGTGCTGGTATTCGTCGGCCGGCGACAACGAACTATTCAGCGACAATGCCCTGCGGGATATGTTCACTAATGACTTCGTGCCAGGCGGCGATAGATATATGACGGCTGACATTGCCATGGAGGGAAGTGATCTGTTCGTGATCGTGATATGGAGCGGTTGGCGTGCTGAGCACATCTACACAATGTCGAAGTCTGACGGCCGCATGGTGTTGGAGAAAATGCAGCAGATGGCGAAGAAGCACGGCATACCAGGCAGCAACATCGCATTCGATAGCGCCGGTGTCGGCAACTTCCTGCGGGGCTGGATGAAAAACTCCATTGACTTCCGTGGAGGCGACCCCGCAGAACCAGAGGACAAGGTGAAGCTGATGTACAAGAACTTGAAAACGCAGTGTGCCTACATATTCTCACGAAAGATGAAAGAGTGCGAGGTGTATGTTGCGATTGATAATGAGGATAATCAGGACCGTGTGCTGGAGGAGTTCAAGGCTCACAAGAAGAAAGGGCTTGATACACAGAACAAATTGACGATGAGCGATAAAGACGAGGTGAAGTCGGAGATTGGATATTCGCCTGATTACTTTGATGCGTTCACGATGAGGGCTGTTTTCGACATTAAAAAAAGAACACGCAAAAGAAGCACAACTACAAAATGATTGTACATTTGTTCGGTTAACAATTTGGTGAGCGGGGTTTCTTTAGTCGGTTTCCCCGATCGGATAAATGTTCAAGTCCACGCGCCCCTAAAGCGGGGCGCACATGGATCAGTAGCCGCGGTGGCGCATGTGTTATAGTTGAGATCTTTCGCACATGCAGGGTTCGATTCCCAATTGGTCCACGTTTTCATTTGGTTTTTTGGGGTTAGGGCCTCGGCGCTGTATTGCGTCGGGGCTTTTTTAATTGTATTGATTACATTTGCCACAACAAAACTGCAACATAATGTCAACAAGCAACGGTAAAACAAACATCGGATACCCAAAGGCATTCGAGCTGCACGCCGCGATCAAACAAGAGATCGACAGGTTTGCAAAAGTACTCCCATCGTTCCCGGAGGAGTACGATATGACTAACCAGGTCAAAGGCTCCGAGTTGTTGGAGCGCGGTATCGGGGAGATTAAACAAAACGGCCTGATAAAACCTGTAGAGCTACATGAAACGTACGAGCTGCCGGCAAAGGCTCTGCGAAACGTTAACCACGTGGCCAAGCTGCGCGCCTTCTGGCGAGCAAAAGGATTCCTCGGCATACATGAATACATCTCCATGATCGGAGATTATATACAAGTTATGCAGGGCATGTATCCTGCCCTCTGGGAGAATGGCACGTATATTGGGGTAAAAGAAGGTACCCAGATGATCCCTGATCCTGAATTCTTAAAAAAGGTGGACACGGCAAACAAAGTGGCCACCAAAGTTCAAATGCAATAAAACACCGCTACCATGGACAAGTTAAAATCTATGATCGAGGACATGTTCCTCCATGCACAAACCCTTGAAGCTGGAAGCCCCGGCGTTCGCGCCGTAAAGCGCCATCTGCAACAAATGGCCGGTGAACTCGGGTTCACTAACCTGGCACTCGAATTGCGCGGTAAGATCGCATCGGGTGAAGGCGCCGGGCGCACTGGCCGCTCTGCCCTCGTGCAGACAAATCGTGCATCAGGACGTTTCAATACCAAGCCACCAGAGCAACAGGTATTTGTAAACCCCACGACATCCTCCCCAAACAATGCGGAACCTGCGGGTATTGAGGAGGATGATAACACCGCACATCAAGACGGCGCGTCAGAAATCTACGCTAAGATTGCCAAGATGACACCGTCGCAAATCGTATCGACCTACGGCGAAAGCGCTATCGTTGGCATGGTCAATAAGCTCGGCGGCAACATTGACGATACAAAGTCCGTGAATCAGAAAGCTGCGTATCTGAAAGCGCTAATCAAAGATTCCAGCACCGGCGCTGACGATAAAGAACCCATCGCTGAATGAGGACGTATGAATTGACATGGGCGGTATTGACGTACGTTGACGGGAAAGAGCAGTTAAAGCACAAACATGCTGACCTGCAATTCCCGTCAACTGCGGATGATATCACCATGCGCCAATGGACAGACTTCCAGGTTCGCAAAGCCAAAGGCCCGGCATTCATACTTGACCTCGAGCGCATGAGCGAATCAGCGCGTAAAGAGGCGATGGATAAATGGGAGGAAACCCATTGGGCTCAGTTCTTCGGTGAGATTGCCGAGACTATGGCCACTGTGGTAAATGTGGAATCAGGTGATCTACTTAGATCATTACCTGCAATCGCAGACGGCCAGACGTCTTTACTGTCATTGTGGCTTGAACTGTCTACCATTATCAACGGGTACTCCCCAAAGACGGGCAACACATTCGACTGGAAAAGCCATACATACATCTGGCCTCAGACGGTAGTTGATTCATTCGGAAACAATTGGTATGGTCAGACACTTACAACCGCCCAGGCGATTGAAGCGCTCCAAACTGAGCACGTGTACAATGCAAAGGATGAGAATGGCAACTACGCGCTGGAAGATCGGAAGTATCACGTGGACATCACATTACTCGCAGTATTGTCCAGACGCGTAAAACAGAACGACGAGGTAGAGGAATTACCCCTTGACTTCGTAAAGCGCAGGGACTTCATTGAGAGAAGGGTGAAGGAGTTCGCTGACATTCCAATGACGGTCGCCCTCGACATGGCTTTTTTTTTGACCAGTTCAAAGATTGCATCGGCACTCACCCGTATATCCAGTACGCTTTCCACACCTATGCCAACAACATAAGCGAAGCAAAGATGCTCCGCGATGCTCACAATAAGTGGGGCGTGTGGGGTTGGTACATAGTTCTGGATACAATTGCTGAAGGTGACCGGTTTGGCCGTGCCGGAATGTCAAAGATGGAAGGCGCCCTATCATCCAACTTCTATGAAGCGATGATCTGGGTTGGGAAACAGCGACACTTGTCACTCGAAAACAAACCAGAAAAATGACCGATCCAACCGAATTCTATTCCATAGCATACGCGATCACAAAAGCGTGGCCTGCAACATATCCAAGCGTAACATCTCCGGAGGCGATTGCCAAGCGGCCACAGTCGTTTGCTGTATTGCGCTCGCTGATGGACCTTGAGGCCGACAATCTTGCAAAGGCAATAGAGCATACCAGGCCTCCGTATTTCTACATGAGAGGATACGATGCGAATGCGCAGCGAACTGGTGTAAAGATCGAATACCCTCTCATCGGGTGTGCTGAGGATACGTTCACTTTCTTCAAGCCTGTAGGTAGCCCGCAGAAACAGCGGCACAAGATCAATCTATTTGTGATAGACCAGCTACCATACCGGGAGAATGCACACACCGACCAGTATTCCAGCGCCCGCGCCATCGAGGAGGTAGGTCGTGATCTACGTCAGATTATGCTTAAGTTCCTGAATGCCCTCAAAAGATGGGAGTATGTAGAATTCAGTTCAGGACCATACGCAGATGGATGGCACGATACCGCATGGTTAAAGGTGCATGGTGATGCAGCACAATGGGAGGTGTTGTACAGTCTTACCGATGTCATGGTAAATATGAACGAGGTCGGGGGTGATCTGATCTACCAGGGGAGCGACAACTTGGCCGTATTGATTACCAATGTGTACATCGATACCGACTATTGCCCCCCTGAGATGGAGTTCAATTACGTGTATGATGAAGGCGGTGTTCTTGTGGCACCCGCTGAAAAATGGATGCTCGACAAATGAAGTGTCCTTTTTCAAACGTCAGTTCAGTGTTCAAACTTGCGGATATGCCTCAAGGATGGAACACCCAGGAGAATGGAGACACCACATGTTCATTCTGTGGATCCTGGCATCCAAAAGAGTTCCTTGCCTTTCTTGGCGAGGTTGTCACCAACGAGGACTTTAATATCAGAATTGAACTGAATGACAGTCGGGATAAAATATACATTCAGCGTCCTACCGTAAAGTGTGCAGGTCAGGGAGCGATTAAAGTATACCTGGTGCATGTAAAGCAGTACATAGAAGAAAAAGGCCTTAGTATGGAAAAGGCCGACGAGAAACTACACAAGGCGTTTTTGGTTTCAAAGGCGAAATTTGCCCGATATATGGAACATGTAAAAAACAAGCCATGACCTTAGAGCAGACACGGAAGGTATACATGGAGCGGTACAACGAATTTGCCGTTGAACTGGCCATGCAGTTTATCGACGAACTGAAAGACCAAGGCCATAAGGCTACAGGTCGCCTGATCGCGTCTGTTGTCGCAAAAGTATCGTCGGCACTGGACGAGATAGACCTCGCATTGTCGCACCTGGACTACGGCATAATTGTGAACACTGGAGTTGCCGCCAACCGGGTACCATACTCGCGTGGTAGCGGCGCAAAGACATCTAAGTTCATCGACGCGTTGATCGCATGGGTAAGGCTGAAAGGCATAGCCGGTGGGTTGGATAAAAAGGTTCGCTCGGTGGCGTTCGCGATTGCCACGGCAATGAAACGGGATGGCGTACCGACAAAAGGAAGTTACAAGTTTACCAACAATGGACGGCGTACAATGTGGATAGATTACGTGTACAACACATACAATGTGAAGTGGCAAGATCGAATTGAGATCATAAGCCAGGACTACATTGAAGATGCCTTTGACGCGATGCTTCAAAAAACCGTGAGCAAATACCCTGGATACCTTGAATATTCTAAAAGCTGACCCATGGCAATTGTCATAAACACCGCGCCGGATGGTGGCGCCTTATACGCTGCGTATGTCTCTCAGTTCTTCGAGGTTCAGGATACGGTACCTACCGGCCAGACTCCTGCGGCATTGCAGGTGACTGTAAAGAACAACGGCGTTGCTGTGGAGACGCTGTACTACCCAGCCATCGAGGTTGTCACCGGCTCTCCAAACGACACTTGCATATTCAGGTTGGATATTCAGGAGATCGCACAGCGATTATTCTCGCCGGTTTCTTTGCTGCCTGGTGTACTTGGTGGATCACACAATCAGACGTTCAACGACGAGGTGTTATTCCTGTCGTGTGACTTCCAGACATGGCTCCCGGATGCAAATAACCTTCTTGTTTTGGGTGAAGCTGTTGAGTCATCCGTTGCATATCGTTGTGTGAACGCGGTTATGTATATGGATGAGGAGCCTCAGATGGGGCCTTACTACTACGCCATCGAACGTAAGTGGCTCACGAACAAGCCGCTCAACGGTTGGACTGACGAGCGTAGCAACGAGTTCCTATATGTATACAATCCTGACAGCACCGATTGGTATTGGATATTTGAGTTCAGGGACGCGGCCGGCACGTTGAAGTCAAAGCTCCGCGCAGACAATTCAAACCAGGACAACCGGATAATGTCAAAGGGAGTTGGCGGAGCGAACGTGATTGCCACGTCATGGGATTCAATCATATTCAGCGATGGCGACCCGAACGGGAATGGCATTGTGCCAGGGGTGGCATATTATGAAGTATATGGATCCTCCAGCACCACCGGCGCGACTCCGATAACTGAGGTCCGCAGGTACTATATTGCAGATGAACGATGCGTAAAGTATCGGGTTCACTTCCTGAATAAACTGGGTGCCTGGGATTACTTCCCAATATTGAGCGAGCCCAATGACGTTGTGTCAATGCAGAATGACCCGTATGAAACCACCATGCCGGAAATGTTCAGCGAGGGCGCTACCAGGGCGCACGTCCGCAATCGCGGTCAGGTACGCGCCGACGATGGCATAGAGGTTGAAGTGGCAGGGTTCAGCCCAAAGCAGGCGGCGTGGCTTCAAGAGCTTGCTGTAAGCCCGAAGGCATTCATTGAGAAAACTCCGAGGGACAACCCGACCCAGTACAGGTTATTCCCCATTGTAATCAGGAACACAAAGTTCAACCGGTCAGATCGGACATTCACCTTTGATGCCATATACAGCCGCGAAATAATTAGCCAGCGCTCATGAGGACAATTGAAATCAGAATCAACGGCCAGCAGATTGATTATTCAGAGGCCAAGTCTATACCGCTATCCCTCCGGAAGCGGACAGATAAGTTTTTGGAAATAGTTGGCGCTGATGGTTCTGAGGTTGATAATGTGTTGCGGTCGCTGGCTGTACCAGATACAGTAAGGAATCAGGAGGTACTTATGACCTTGATGGCTCAAAGCTCGCTTGGTCGTGGATCCACGCGCGTATCTGTTCAGGTTATCATCAACGGCATAATGCTGTTTTCAGGCCCAGGTATCCTTAGCAAAACGTCAAAGCGTAGCCTGGCTGGAATATCATTTGCCATCGAACTATTGGGTGATGGCATTTCGCTTTGGGAAAAGCTGGATAAGGTACGCCTTACCGACCTTGACCTTGGACAACTCACGTGGACGTTTGGTGAGGTTCTGGCAAACTGGAATGACGTGACGTTTGAGAACTACCCTGCTTACTGGTGCCCGGTGGTTTATGGGAACCTGAAAGGTGATGGACGTTGGTGGATAAAGGAGTTCAGGCCATCGGTCCCATATTGGCGAATTGTGAAGGCTATGTTTGAGGCCGAGGGGTATACCATAGAATCTGAATTTTACGAATCGCCATTCTTCCGGCGCCACGCTTACCTGTTCGGGGTTGGTGACAAATGGAAGATCGTTGATGACAACTTGGGTGATTACCGATTCCGTGGTAAGTGGGAAAAGTCGGTCGTATGGGCTGCTGTTGGATTTCCCCCGATCGGTGGTGTGACCATAGTGGTCGAGCAAAACGATGACCCGGAAGGTATGTTCATATCTAACGGTGAACCGCAACTTCTTGTCGATCCGCCATTCTGGGTAAACAACGAGTATGAGCAATATTATGAGATAAAGCGAACCGGCATATATAGGTTCAAAATAACCATAAATACCGTGGATGCTGCAACCATGCAGTTTTTTCTTATTCGCGGGGTAGATACAATCGCAAATATTTTCTATCCAATTGGAGTATCAGACGATGATGGACCCGGTGTGACTGTTGAGTTCGACTACATGTGTGAGATTGGAGATAAGGTATATCTTATCGCAATTGGTTCACAGGCATGGGGCGGTGGGTTTCTCGCTGAATTCAGGTTTGCGAAAGTTTACATACGACTACTGAACATCCCATACCTTGGCGCTGACATTGACATAGCCAGCTGCTTGCACGATAACCCGGTAAAGGACTTCCTACGTGGTATGTCTCACCAGTTCAACTTAGCCTGGGCGATTGATGATGTGACGCGTCGCGTATTCTTTGAGCCACGCTTCGACTACAACCTGATTGAAGAAGGGGAAGTGGTAAGGTACCGTGGATTCTACAGGCGTGACTTCCCTTTGCATGTGGGTGAAATTGATGCCGCTGAGGTAAGCATGGAATATGTGTCACCATTTGGCGATGGCCTTAAAATGGGATACAAGGCCAACAACAGCGATCCAATGGAAAAGGCAACCCTGAACGATCTTCGCCGCCAAGACGTGAAGCTGCCACCGTACTATGCAGATATTGATCTGCATGACCGGGGCGTTGCTGGCACTACTTCGCTGAACCCATACTTCACTACGCTGTACCAATCGCAGCCAAGTGATATCAGGATGCGCATCGCCGCATATCTCCCTACCGTTCTGCCATCGGCATACAAGCGGGGTAACCGATTGCCTGGTATGGTTTGGATGGATTTGGATGTAGAGAAAACAGAGGACCCGCCAACTTTCGAAAGTGAGCCAAAGTGTGGCATCATGTTTCCGAATGTGCTGTCTTTCTCGTTTTACTACACCGAGGAAGCGGATGTGCTATACTACTCACCCGGGGCGTTGGCACCGTGGATAACGCAGCAAAAGTGGATTGACATAGGTGGCCTTGATGCCCTGTCTACCAACGACAATGCGCCATGTTACGCAGACCTTCAATCCCTTGATACAACTCCGAGGCGCATGTACGGCCTGGTGTCTACATTTTACCCGAATTATGTCTCTGTGATCAAGGAGGGGCAGGTGCTTACCGGAAGGGTATCAATGCCGCTGCCAACAATCGCATCCTTGTCCTTCCGGCGCTTATGGAGACTACCATACGACCTGAACGAATCAGTGTGGATACTGCTCGAACTTACCGGCTACAAAGCGCTGGTTAGCGATACAAGCGTAGGGTCGTTCATTAAGTATGTACCACCAACAAAATCAGACTTTGACGCCATAGACCACGACGATCCTGGTACTACACCGGTAGTTCCAGACATTGCACCTGAAACTGATCAACCTGAATAATGGGACAAGAACGCGTAATATCCATGCGCCTTAAGCTGAAAGGCGAACAGGCGGTAATTGATAGCCTCCAGGAGGTGAATGAAACCCTGTCCAAATCAGGATCGTTCCTAAAAGACATCGACACCAAGTCGCGGGCGCTGGACAATATGACCAAGCGGTTGCAGGCTATGGCCAAGGAACTGGAATCAGTCAACCGTAGGCTTGATGCTGCTCGTAGCGGTACTGGATCGGGTAACGCCGCAAATCTTGAGACCCAGCAAAAGAAGCTGACCGCCGAAATAAAGAACACGACTGCGGCAACGGTGAATCTTCGAAAGGAGCTTGCCGGTGTACAGCAGGGTTCACAGGCATACACCGACCTGGTGCGTAAGATCGCACAGACCAAGGTTGAGCAAAAGTTGCTAAATGATCAGATCAGAGAGCAGCAGCGCGAGTTCGAGCGCACAAAGGTGGCCGCAGGATCATACCGCGACCTTGACCTTGTCCTGCAGGGGCTAAGGGCCAAATACAAACTGCTTGGTGAAGCCCAGCGCGAAAGCGCCCAGGGCAAAGAGTTGCTCACTCAAATTGGAACGCTGGATGCAAAGCTCAAAGAGCTTGATAAAGGCATCGGGGTATACACCCGTAATGTCGGCAACTATGCCAGCGCGTTTGATGGGTTTGTTGGGGTGGCTACAAGACTGGGCGCTGTCCTGGGCGTTACCCTGGGTGCCACTACGTTCATCGAAGCAAACGATAAAGTTTCCGATTCAGTAGCCGACGTCGCAAAGACAGCAAACATCAGCATCGAAGCTGTCCGTAAGTTCCAGGAGGAACTTAAAGGCCGTGATACCAGGACAACACTCGTTGATCAACTGGGTATTGCAGAGATCGGCGGCCAGCTGGGCGTTGTTGAAGATCAGCTTCTTGACTTCACTAAAGCCACTGACATTGTGACGGTGGCGCTAAAGGATGAATTTGGCGGAAGTGTGCAGGAGGTTACCAAGCAGGTGGCCACTCTGCGCAATGTGATACCAGGGCTTAAAACAGATGACGTCGGGGCCGACATCTTGAAGATCGGAAACGCCCTCAACTTCTTGTCGGCTGAGGGGAATGCAACCTCGCCGGTGATCGCAGACTTTGTGAACAGATTGTCCGGTGTTGCTGGGCCTCTGAATATTTCGGCTGCATCAGTGTTTGGCCTGGCCACTACACTCGATGAGCTTGGTATAAGTGCAGAGCGAGGATCCACGGCTGCGCAAAATGCGCTGTTTGGGATTGCCGCCGCGCCGCAGAAATTCGCAGCCCTTGCAGGCAAAAGCGTGAAGGAGTTCACCGCATTGGTAGAACAAGACCTGGTTAAAGCACTTGGGCTTGTATCGAAGGGCGCCCAAGAGAGTACCGAAAAGAATACGGAGTTCGTAAAGCTACTCGACGAGCTGGGCATATCCGGCGTTCGTGAAATTGAAACATTCGGTAAGCTTGGTGGCGCGTATGAAACGCTGACCAAAAGGATTGACCAAGCCGGTAAGGCGTTGGAGGAAACGGCAAGCGTTACCCAGGAGTTCGAGAAAAAGAACAACACATTCGCCGCGTCAATAGATAAGCTACAAAACTCCATAATCAACCTGACTGTAAACACAGACTTTCAGGACTTCCTTTCAACCGGAATCAACCTGGTTGCAGATTTTGTGAATGGGCTTGCTTTACTGCCTAAAATCATCAAGGAGAATCAGACCGAGCTTGCTGCGCTGACGCTGGCCATACTGGCATTCAACCGTGAACAGGTTATTGCCACTATTGGAACGATCAAGCAATCAGCGGCATACCTTCTTCTTACCGATGCAACTCGCCGTCAGGCCGTGGCCCAGGGTATCATGAATTCGGTGATGAAGGCGCTGCCATTGCTGGCCGTCATTGGGGTGGTATATGCTGCGGTAAAAGCATACCAAGCGCTCACCGCTACAACAGATGCCGCCGCACTGGCAGCGAAGAAAGTGAGCGCTGCTCAAAAGGAGATTGCAGATGAGACGGGTAAGGAAGCCGGTGCTTTGGCTCGCAATATCGAGATATTGAAAAGCGCGGCTTCTTCTACCCAGGACAGGGCGAATGCAATCAATGCACTCAGGGAGGCATACCCTGAATACCTGGAAGGGATGGACCTCGAAAAGGCGTCGGTAGAACAACTTACGAACCTGCAAACAAGGCTGACAGACGAGATAATCAGGTCGGCAGCGGAGCGTAGGAAGTCAGCCGCACAGGACGAGGTAGTATCCAGGATCATTGAGAAACAATTGCGTATATCAGCTATACAGCGTGGCGGGCAAGGAGAGGTCTCATTGTCTGAGCAGGTAAGGCTTGGAAATGGAGGAACGGATATAAAAGCAAATGTAGCGCAAGTCGTTACAGGCTTACAGGCTGAACTACAGACTCTTCAAAAAGAGTTTCAAGAGACCGGTAGACAGTTTGACGAAGCCTTTGGCCTGCGTAAGACTGGTACAGAGAATATAGCAGCGAGCGCCGGGTCCGATATCATCAATGAGCGCAAGGTTGTAAACAAACAATTGAGCGACCTCGACAAACAGCGAACAGACGAGGAGAAAAAGCGCATCGAGGAGTTGGCAAAGAAGCGTCTGGAGGATGAGCGCCGTGCGGCTGAAAACATATTCAAGCTCCAACAGGAGCTGATCGCCAAGACGTTTGAGGGCCGGAAACAATTGGCAAGGAACGAGACAGGTAGCGCCATATCTGCTTTGGTTGGAACGCCACAACAAATCGAAGCGCAGAAAAAACTTCTTGAACAAAAGCTTGCCCAGACAATAGACGAGATCGAGAAGGAGCGTAAGGCTGCGGAGGATCGCGCACTGGCAGATATCGAAGCGTTTAAACTGGAAGCTGCACGCCGAGCGGCAGAAAGCTCTGTTGGCTCTATAGGAAACCAACGAGAGGCCGTCCGTAATGTCGGTGCCATTGATGAGTTCAAGGCAAAATCAGACACCACGGCGCTGCAAAGCGGACTCGATCAACAGTATGCACAAGGATTGATAAGTCAGCAGGACTATAACGCGAGATCAGAGGCGCTTTCCCTTGATCTTGAGCGCCGTCTACTGGACATACAGACACAAACATTTGTCGCCGAAAAGACACTGATAGCCAATGAGCAGCAAGGCAAACTTGCATTGCTCGCCGCTGGGTACCAATCGGAGATCGCACAGCTTGACCAGGCGCAACAGGCACGTATTGCAGAGCTTCAATCACAACGTGATTCTGGTGCCATAAATGAGCAGGCGTTCCAACAGGCCGTAATCGATACGGAGGCCGCATACAAGCAGCAACGTATTGATGCAGAGAGGGAATTCCGGGAAGAGCAGGCGCAGATAATCCAAGATGCTGCACTGGGCATAATTCAGACGGAGGCTGAACTGGCAGAGCAGCAACGAGCGATACAAGCCGAAACAGATGCTAAGAAACTGGATTCCATGCGTCGCACCCAGGAGCAAGCGATTGCCTTGCAGGGTGCCCAGCTGGATGCAGTTGGTGAATATGTCTCCGGAGTAACCAGGCTGCTATCAGCAGATGAAGCCAACCGGAAAAAGTACGGAGGTGTGCTAAAGGCGCTGGCCATTGCGGAGATCGCCATCAACCTGCGGCGCGAGTTATCTGCTATATCTCTGGCTGCTATTCAGGCAGGAGCCGCCACGGGTCCATTTGGATTCCTTGCAGCCGGTGGTATATACGCCGCTCAGTCGGCCGGCGCGATACTGAAGGCTTTCTTCAACACCGCTGCTGTATTGTCACAGAAGTTCAAATATGGCGGCACAATACCAACGGATGAATCGGTAGGTGCTGAGGGTGGTAGTATCCCTTCTGGCTCCGGAATTATAAGCGGGCGCCCTCATAGCCAGGGTGGCGTTAAGTCTGTGTACAATGGTAGGCTGGTTGAGTTTGAGGGTGGTGAGTACCATTTGCGTAACGGCGCAGAGACATATATCATCAACAAGAAATCCACATCTAAATTCAGGGATGCCCTACTAAGGATTTCGGACAAGCCCGGAACGTTCAGCCGCCGCCGCAAAGAACTTGCAAGCCAGATCAACGCGCACAAAGGATGGGGCAAGACATTCAAGTATGCGCAAGGTGGAGTGCTTGACGTGAACCCGCTTTCTGCCCCACAGGTGCAGGGTTCCGGATCGATCATAATAAATGCAGCGAGCCGTGATGATGTGAACGCAGTGCTTGCGCTTGCATCCAGCGCCATCGCTATGGCCGAGGCGGCAAACAACCGCATTGATAATATCCAAGTCATCAATAATCCGCTCGAAACTTTAGACGCTGGATCCGCAGCGGCTGAGGTTCGGAGCGTTAGAAACCTTTAATCTCATGGTATGGTAGCGAACATTCAGAAAAAATCGGTGAAGCTTCACAAAATTCCACCAGGCGAACATGCCGATATGAAACAGGCCTTTGATAATGGCGAATGGTTCTGGCTCATCAAGAAGTGGAATGAGTACACCGTTACATCAACGAAGCTGTGTGCCACATGCCCGGACAGCATCAAGGTTGTTAAGCATTACCTTCCTGACCTATGGGCGCAGTAAACCTGAATGAAATTGCCGCCCAGGGTAGAACGGCTACCCGTGACGAATTGAACAGTTTGTTCAAACAATTCGTTTGTGAGACCACATGTATCAGGGTTGTGAGGCTCATGGATGAGTCTGAGTTAAAGAGGTTGCTGGCATTACATTTGTTCGATCTCAATGTAGTACAGTATAATCGTAACAGAGGACTGATAATGTGTCAACTCAGGCTTGTTCTGGGCGTCTCAAAGACAACTATGTACCGGTGGTTTCCGGCAAGTGAGTACAAAGGCGTTCAGGTCGAGTGAATTGTTCCCAATGTCGGGACATAATAATCACACGCTTTTTTCGCCATGCCCAAGTACTTAGACGACTTCAACCGTATTATCGACTCATCCTCTGTGGCCGTGCTTTCCGGTCTCAGTCGAGTGTTATTTATGCAGGCCAATGACTATAAAGCGCGCATTACGACGTTTATAGCATCGGTATGCTTTGGACTTGTTACTGGCATAGTTACCGGAAACATTGAATCGCTGAATGGATGGCGCGATATAATCGTGGCAATTGCAGCGCTGGCAGCCAAGGAGATCATTGAATACCTGTCGGCGAAGATGAAGGACCCATTGAGATTTTATTCCGACATTCGCAACATCAAAAACAATGACAAATCAACTGATGAACCCAAGTCTGATTAACGCCGTTGGCTGCCTCGCAGCTGCCATATACTTGGCCATATCCATGAAGAATACACACCGGGATGATGCAGACAAGATGCTGCTTAATTTCGAGTGGTCACTTCTCGCGTCACTCATATTGATCGGCCTCGATCAACTTCGAGATGTCATTAACCTGCTCGGCGGCATACCATCTTTGGCCTCGTTTGGAGTTACCGTTATGTGGATTTCTTCCATTCTGTTCTCACGCCATTTGAAGGTAGCGTACAGATAACTTCCCACTTACGGGAAGAATTGAAAGCAAAGGCACGACTGTTGTTTCACCTTTGCACCATGACGGTTATCAATAAATCCACCAGGCCAATTCCAAAGGCGAGCTTCGGTAAGCGTGCTGTAGTAGCGCTTGACCGCGCTGGCAATCAGGTTGAGAACATCTCGCCTGCGATGAACCTTGCTGGTGGAACTGTCAACATAATGATATTCGGGGAAATCTCCGAATGGTGGGGCGTCAACAAGTCCGATGTTTACTGGGCGCTCAAAGATCGTCAGGTCAGTCAGATCAACGTTTTTATATCCTCCCCAGGTGGTGAAGTTGACGAGGCATTCGTGATCCACGATATGCTGGCCGGTCACCCGGCGAATGTCACCGCTTACCTGGTAGGGCAATGCGCATCAGCAGCAACCATCATTTCATGTTCGGCAAACGAAGTTCTTATGAGCGCTCAATGCCTGTTCATGATCCACAAGCCAACGTGGTTCCAATGGGGCGATGCCGAATCGCTACGTAAAGGTGCCGATATCCTGGACAAATACCAGAGCCTTATCATCGGCGTGTACAAGCGCAAAACCGGAATGCCGGATGATCGCCTGAATGAGTTGATGAATGCAGAAACCTGGTTCGAGCCAAGCGAAGCGCTTGCCCTTGGATTCGTTGACCAGATCGTTGACAACATCGAGGTTGACTTCCTGCTGCCCACAACCGGCGTAAACAATCCTAATGAAGAAATGGACGGAATCTTTGATTCCGCTCGATCTTATACCGATGCAGCTACACTTGCATTGGAGCATAACCTGCGGCCTGCAAACAAGGCTGACATCTCAAAATTTGTCAATAAACGTAAGAACAAAGCCATGAACGAATTTTTCAAAGGCATCCTGAATTTCCTGAACGGTAAAGGCGCCCTCGCTCCAAATACCAATGTTGACACCCTTGCCGATGACATGGCTGCCAACGAGGCCCTTAACACCGCGGCTGAAAACGAAACGGTAAACAACGCCGTGAAAAAAGCCGTTGCCAATCTGCAACCAACTGCGATCACCATGGAAGGTGTGCTCAACATGGTCGAAAAAGCCTCTGATGAGGACAAGGCCAAACTGGCAAAAGCGCTGAACCTGGAACCGGTTGCCGACAAGGCGAGTGACGAAGAAACTGATGAAGGTGGTGGATCCATCACGGAGGACGTTGTTATGACGCTCACAACCAAGGTCAATGACCTGATCGCTGAAATCGCAAACCTGAAAAAGCCTGGTTCCGTATCATCGCCGACCAACGGGGGCAAGCCTACAGGTGATAAACCTACTGGCAAAGAGGCCAAAATCAGCGACCACAAAAAGAAAATCGCCCTTGACTCTTTCCGTGCGGGCAAGATCAACGCCGAAATGTACACCAAGATCACAGGCGAGGAGCCACCGGTGCGGGAGCGCAAGTAAGTTACCTGCGTCCAAACTTTGTAATTCACCAATAGCATTCATCTCAAACAAAATATAGCATGGAACCTATTATCCTGCTCGACCTCGACACCCATGATGCCAACGCGCTGGTGCTTGAGCCTGCATTCAACTACGACAATGTGTTCCAGCGCAACCTGGGCGTGTACAAATTTGAAATTGGTAAGACCAAATTCAAGATGACGCACTTGTCGCGCCCGACCAATGTCCTGCAACCAAAAACCGGTTGCGATGACTGGAACCCAACTGTCAACTTCTCCCTTCGCCCTTACGAGATAGACAGCGTAGAGTACGAGCTCAACGGCCAGCAATGCCCTGATGAATTCGATGAAGCCTGCGCACGCAACCTCAAGGAATCAAGCGATGAAGTTGATCGTCTTGGCGCAACCATTGATGCAATAGAAATGGCAATGGCCATGCAGACCCGCGCTGCTATCGTTGACAGCACTTTCAAAATCGCATGGTTCGGCAACACCACCTTTGGTGCTGAGGTTACGGCTGGCGCATATAACCTGAGCGCATTGCCGCTGAAGGAGCGCACGAAGCTTACCAATATGCTGGAGCATCAGAACGGTTGGTGGAGCGAGATCAAAGCCCGCGTAAGCCTGTCTACCGAATACGGCAAAGTCCGTTACGTGGACACCAACGACGGCACCGCAGATGGCAACGCTACCGACCCTGGAAATATCGCAGACTACCTGCGCCAGATGCGCCTTTCCGCACACCCGATCCTCCAATTCTGGAACCTCAACCGCCCGCGCACCGAGTGGCCGGTATATATGTTGCAGCGTGGATTGTTCCAGGCCCTGATCACATACTACCAATCCCTCGGCACCGAAATGGCAAACCAGCTGATCCTTGATGGATTACCTGTACCAAACGCCACCACATTCGACGGGTACCCAGTATTGCTCATGCCTGAATGGGATATGTTCGACTACGAAACCGGAAACATCGACGCCACCAGCGGCCAGTCCAAAAAGCAGCGCGCGATCTTCACCGCAGGTATGAACTTGTGTGGCGTTGCCCATTTCCGTTCGCTCGATGGACGTCCTGAATCCGCATTGGCTATCCAGAAAAGCCCACTGTTGAAAGACAAAGGCAAGTCCTGGATGTACGCATCAATGGGCATCGGCTTCGGTCTTGCACAACCTATCCTGCTCGTTGCTGGGTACAACAGTTCTGACTCCTACGTGTAGTAGTCGGCACATGAATTAACGGGCCACAAAGCCCATATCGATCATTCGCAAAAACATTCGTTATGTCTGTCATAACTCCCATCTTGCGTTCTGCTTGCCCAAAGGCTCGGGCTGGTATCAGTGTTTTGTGGGCGATTAACTGTGCCGACGTCGCAACCCTGACGTTTAACGTTGATCGCGAAATCACCGCAATAACGCTGGTAGTTGCCACGCCTACGAAAAAGTGGTACCGCATCGAATTCGAGAAGGATACGGCCTTCTTCAACCAGGAGAAAACCCGTAACAAATCGGCGATCTCTGTTCGTCAGCAAGTTCAATTCATTGAGCCAGGCCTTGGCACTGCGGTGCGAAACGCCCTCGAAGATTTGAACGGCAACTGCTGTGTACATGCGATCATCCGCGACAACTCGAACAACTACCACTATGCTGGCATCAGCTTCAATGCAGAAGATGACGAGTGGTATTCAGAAGATATGCGCACCGGAGCAGGCTCTTCCAACACCAACACCGATCCAGCAGCCGACCAGGCTGAATACACGGAGACGTTGGAGTGCAATGCCCTGTTCTACGCACCATTCTGGACACTCGGAGAGGGCGGCATCACAGTGTAAACTTCTGTTTGGGCAGGCTATTATTGGCCCGCCCAAACTCAATTTTTCCCAAACATGGATAACAGCAACATCAATCAAAAGGCTGACGCACCGGCGCCAGTATCGGCTACAAAGGGCTTCTCTCTGGTGAATCCCGGAGGGTTCATTACTATCTACAAGGTTGGCAAAAAAACTAAGTTCCTTAACCATGACAATAAGGAAGTTCAGTATCTTGACCAAAAGATTGAACCTGCAACCCAGGATCAATTAAAAGAGGTCTATGATGCTGATGCGTCGTATGTCACCATTGTTAAAGCTCCTGCAGGCTACGAAGCCCCATGGAACAAAAAGAAGTAATGAGTTATGTCTACAGACTTGGAGCCTATTGACCTCGATTGCGAGGTTTGCGGGGATGATGTTAGCCCTAAGAAGCTGATGTCTAAGCGCCGGGCGACGAGATCATTTGGCGACATTACAGACCCAATTGAAGAAGAACTTCGGGATCCTGATAGGGCCTCGATGATCTACGCCCAAATACCGATAGTACCGTTCTTTGACAACAGTGATGCAACGCTGCGCGTGATGCGCAGAATGCGCGAACTTTCTCCAACCCACTCATCATGTATCTCCAATATCAAGGAGTATGTGTTTGGCGGTGAGCTGACGATCAGGAATTATGTGGAGCCAGGTATGGCGTTTGATAGCGCTAATGATCAGGGGATATCGGATGCCGAACAGGCAGAGTATATCACATTTATCAAATCGCTGAATCCAAATATCACATTCGGTCAGTTGCTCGATGTGGCAAAGGGTATCTATGAGAACCTGAAAACCTATGGCAACGGGTTCTTAAGAGTGGACGCGGTTAGAGTTGCCGGCCAATGGTTTTTCTACTTTGAAAGCCTTGACGCTGAAAAGTGCAGGTATTTTGCCACGGATCGAAACGATCCTGACATACTTGTGATTTCTGCCGAGTGGACTTCCAGGTACATATCAAAGAACCCTCCTGAATTCATCAGCACCTTTCCGAACTGGTCAGAGTATGATGACGGAAGGATGAGCACGGTAATCCACGTTAAAAACAAAGTGGTAGGCCGTGATTGGTATGGGCTTCCAGAATCCTTTGGCTCGCTCTACTGGCAATACCTGGAGGTGCAACAAGGTCAGCACGGCACAAGTGGCTATGCGAACGACTTCATTGCCCGGGTGTTCTTCGAGATTACAGCAGAGCCCGATGCAGATGGTGATGAGGATGATTTTGACAGTGCTGTAGAAAGGACGTTCACAAACCAGGCCGGAAAGTATGGAGAGAACCCGCGGCGGTTTATCATTCGGCGCCGTCTACCTGACGACAAAGAAGCGACCGTGCACGAGTTCAAGGCGAACACTGAGCACGAGTACCATACGAGCATGGGAAGCCTTGCCGAAAGGCAGGTTATAAAATCCCACAACTGGCACTCGCTTTTGATGGGTACGCCTACAGCTGGCAAACTTGGCCAGTCACAGGAGTTCAAAGAGGTGTATCGACAGTACTTCAACAATGTTATCCGCCCATGGCAGGAGCGTTGTCTGAGGCCGCTGATCGAAGCGATTCAAGCCTGTGAGTTTATCCGGTTCGGAAAGAAGGATATTACCACCAGGTTGTCACTCGGGTTGTTCAACCTGTATGAGGAGTACCTGAAAACAGAAGATCCCGCACAACCTAAAGCAACGAACGATGGCCCTGACGTATGAATTCGGTAGCGTAGATACGCTGATGACACAACAGGAGGTGGTAGACCACGCGCCGGTTGATCCGAATTCTTATGCGGATCAAAGGCTGCCATTCATTGCGATGCGCGAGGAAAAGTTATTCAGGAAGTGCCTGGGTATAACGTTCTACAAAACATTGATGGCTGACCGGGTGATATACCGGATGGTATCAGGAACAGGGGTGACAGTATATGTGAACTTCAAAGAGGGTACATCCTACTTGATAAACGCCGTGGTCCTGTACAAAAACCGATTGTACAAAGCTAAAGCGGCGACATCAGGAACACAGATACCAACGGATGAGTCATACTGGATGATCGCGCCAAAGTTTGTGAGTGACGACCATAATTATCTTTGGGAACGATATTTGCGGACTATACTTGCGTTCTCAATCTCTAACGATAGTCTGTTTTACAGACTGGTTTCAGATACGGCGCAGGGATTGGTTCAGAAAGAGGAGGAAGGGAAGTTCAAAGCAGTGGCCATCAAAGATGCCGGCCGGTTACGGCAAGAGTATCAAACCAATATTGACGATTTGATGGAGACTATGCACGAATTTATGAAGGAGAATAAAGACCTTTACCCTGACTACGCGCCGCTTACTGATGACTGCGTAAACTGCAATATCAACAAACCTCGTCATTATGGCTTTAACACTCGGAGGAGAAACACATCACTGCGATAAACTGAAGGAACTGGCAGACGCTACATCTTTGACGTTGAAGCTGATAGACCAGGGATTTAGATTGCACAAGGTAGATGAGTTTACGGCCGGGTTGAGATTGACAATTTGCGAAGGATGTGTTGAGGGATGGATACCAGAGGAGCGGCGTTGCGCAAAGTGCTGTTGTCCGATGGACTTCAAAGTAACATTGAAATACGACCCCATAAAGGGGATAATGAAAAAAACGCCTATCCAGTGCCCTATTGGGAAATGGTGAGCATCACAATCAAAAATTAATGCAATGATCCTTAAGCGTCTCAACCCGAATGCAAGCGCTGATAATGCGCTCAAATTCACCAACTTGAGCGGCCTTTGCTGCGGCGATAAAGGCGCGGCTGTTGTCTGCACTTACACGGCCACTCTTGGCAGCATCATCGGCACCACTGCTGTATCTTCTGTCAACATCAACGGAACCACTCACACGCTCGACGGCGCATACCTGGTCAACCAGGAGCGTGAACGCGATGCCTTGGTGGACAATATCATCCGCATCATCAACGGCCTCGGATACGATGGGAAAGGAAACGTGACACAAAGCTTTGCGAGCGGCACGATGACACTCACCGTTGAGTATTCCGACCTTGAATTTGGATGGCTTTCTACCGACGCCACTCCGTTCATCCCGACAGTTTGCCAGGTTATCGGCGATCCTGTAGCCTTCGTTGGCACATGCGACGCTGGCGCGGCCATCTACAAATCCGGCACCAACCTGATCGTGAAGCCTTATGCTGCAGGCGCTATCACCAACGTCACGATCAACGACGGCGGAGGCGATGTCTACAACGGCGACCTGACCAACGGTACATTCACGGATGCCACGGTGACCGGCACGACAGGAAACAAAACTATCACTGTCGATGGCGACGCAGGAAACCAGAACTGGTCAGGCACTATCACCTTCACGGTGAGCGTTACCCAGTCCGGATGCGCAGCGTGGACCCGCACTATCAAACTGGTGTACTAATGTACGGATGAGCATCGCAGCTATTACGCCAATACAAAGCACACTCTGCCCAAATGCGCGCGCCGGATTGGTGGCCATTTGGGCAGTGCCTTGTATAGATGTGGCAGACATTTTGATAGATGACGATGGGATGGTTTACAATGTGATCCTGAACGTTGGTGCCGAATGGGTATTGATGGAGTTTGAACCTGATAGCGCATATCTATTTCAGGAAAAATTGATTGTCCGTGGAAGCTCAAGCTATGTCAAGCAATCAATTTATTTTGAGGTTTGGGGATTGTCTACTGAAGGTAGAAATGCCCTTGAGGATTTGAACGGAAACTGCTGCATGAATATAATCGCCCAGGACAAGGCAGGGAATTACCACTACTGTGGCATTTCAAAAACTGAGGAAGGCGATGCAATTCACGAATGGATGATGACCGGCGATGGATCCAGCGAGACCGGCCAGAACTCGCAGACAGATATTGCCAGGTACACAGAAACGCTGGTTAGCGTGTGCGAGTTTTACGCGCCGATAACCATTGACCCGAATACAATGGCGCCGTTGTTCTGGAAAAAACCGGACGACAATTTCTGGACAAAACCTGATGACCAACTCTGGACGATAAAACAATGAACCATGTCAGATTATCCACACCTGTTCGACGATATTGGATCGCTTACGCGTACAACGCAGTTGTACACACAGCGCCGTTCCAGTGTGGAATCTCCGAACAACTACAAATTCACGATTGAAGAGCTGGCTGATTACCTTATTGCTGAGTTTGGATTTGTGACACTTGATAAGCTGTACTACTTGCACGTTCAGTCTGGAGTTTCTGCCACATGGAACATAACCCATAACCTTAACAGGCCTGTTCACGTCCGATGTAAAAACTCTGACGATGAAAACATAGTAGGAGAACCATTTGATGATAACATGAACCAGACATCCGTGTCGTTCACAATAGCCGTTGAAGGCACCGCACTTTGCACTTAAACTTATTACTCAATGAAATATCTACACGAAATTGATGCCACAAAGGCTAACCGGCTACTGATACCGAAGTTCGCCAACCTCGCAGCGTTTCCATCTGCTGCATCTTCTGAAGGTTCTGTCGGTTATGCCGACGATACCAATACCGTGTACTACTCCAACGGAACCACATGGGCATCCATGGGTACCGTATCTGGAGCAATGACGTTCAAAGGTGGCGTTGCCTTTAACGCCGCAGAACCTGGATCGCCCGCAACCGGCGATACCTATGTGTTCACAACAGCAGGCTCCAATACATGGGAGGGCACAACGGTCGTTGAGATCGGTGACCTTGCAATCTGGAACGGCACGGCATGGACGTTCGTTCAACAGAATATCGGCGCGGCGTCTGAAACCGTTGCAGGGTATGTTGAGCTGGCCACAAATGCTGAGGCAATCACAGGCACAGATACCGCTCGTGCTGTCCACCCTGCCGGTCTGATGGCCGCTTTGCAGCAAAACCGTGTGACGTCAGTTGGCGGTACCGGTGGTAACATCTTGACTGGTAACAGCTCATTGACTACCTTCGCGGTCGTTCATACCGGCAAGGACACAAAGCCAATGGTTCGGGAAACCACGGTCGGCAACTATGTCCAGGTTGATATCACCAGAACGTCAGCAACAGGGTGCGACATTGTCTTTGCCATCGCACCAGCGCCAACACCAACGTACACCGTAGTAATCTAATACACCCATGAAGTATAGAGGAATAGGGGACTTCTCCAATGCCGGACAACTGATCATGCCACAGTATGCCAATGCTGCTGCATTCCCGACAGCGTCAGGCGCGAAGTCCTCTATTTCTTTTGCGGATGATACGGACCTGCTTCACTACTCCACCGGCGCTGCATGGGTGCAGCTCGCAAACTTTGCGAACGACCTTGCCGCTTTAGAAAACCTGGCATCGACAGGCATTGCCGTTCGCACTACAACTAACACATGGGCGCAGCGGTCAATCCAAAACTCGATTGACCCAGCGTCCACGGCATCTGTTACCATTACGAACGGAGATGGCGTTGCAGGGAATCCACAGGTAAACGTAAACACCAGCAATTCGTCAACCAAATTGGCAGTGTTTGTGGCGACTACGGCGAATATCACATTGTCAGGATTACAGACAATTGACGGGGTTGCGCTGGGGGGAGACGAAAGGGTGCTGGTGAAAAACCAAAGTACGGCATCTCAAAACGGATTGTATGTTAGTGCTTCAGGAGCTTGGACACGGGCAACTGATTACAATACAGATTCGGAAGCGGCACTTGGCACACTGATTTACGTGCAATATGGCACCGCAAATGGTGGTAATTGGTATAAGCAGGACACCGCTGGATCAATTGCGCTTGGTACCGATTCGCTGGCATATTCAGAGGTTTTTGGCGCTGCTGGTGGCACTCCTGGAGGCTCTGATGGCCAGGTTCAATACAACAACGGCGGCGCATTCGGCGGCGCTGCGGAGATCAGGTATGATGACGGTAATGGAAACACGGGATTTGGAACCAACGCGAATGCAAGCTATCGAATCTATGTGAACGGCGCTATGCGCTCACTTGGCGCAACCGTTGCCAGTGGCAGCGGCGCTGTTACCGGATTGACTGCTGCATCTATGCATTTGCAAAACACATCCGGTTCTGAAACATGGTACTTCGGTAGTCGTGACGATGACGGGTTGGATGTGTATTCAACGACGCTGTCAGAGGTGTTTCGTATATATCCTGGATCCGGAAGGTTTAATCACAATTACGCTTTTTCTCTTCCGGCAGTAATCACACCATCTTCAATCGGAGCGAATCAGAACAACTATGCGCTTGGTGATAGTGACCAAGCAGTTCACGCTCGAATTACCGCATCTGGAGAATTTGATATCACGGGCCTTGCAGGTGGCGCGGCCGGCAGGATAGTAGCGTTCACAAATATTGGCTCGAACGCTATCAGCTTCATACATGAATCAGCATCATCAACAACAGTCAACAGGTTCTCAATTGGTACAGGATTTACTCTGGAAGCAAATGAGAGCGCGTTATTTTATTACGATGGTGCATCACTTCGCTGGCGCTGCTGGGGAAAGAACGTTACTGTTGCCTCAGGTGGGGGGACACCTGCGGGTGCAACCGGACAGGTGCAGTTCAACAATGCCGGCGCATTCGGCGCTAATTCTGTTTTCTTCTGGGACAACACCAACACCAGGCTTGGCGTCGGCGCTGGAGCACCAGCTTACACGTTGGATGTGAACGCCACCGATGCGATACGCATACCCGCAGGAACCACAGGTCAACGTCCTACCACCGCAACCGGTCTGATCCGACACAACACCAGCAACGCAGTATTCGAGTACTACGACGGCTCTGCATGGCGCTCGGTTCGTCACGACGGAAATACTCCTTCAGGACTTGGCACGACAAACTACGTGACGTATTATACGGCGGCTGGTACCATTTCGGGTGACATAGACTTCCAGCACAACGGAACTGTCGTTAGTATAGGTCAGGCGGTGAATGCAAGCAATAGGCTGAGTATTACCGGAACGGGCGCATCCTCTTCGACTTATGGTCTTGCTGTTCACAGCTCAGCAGGCAACACAAACACCTTGATGGTCAGGGATGATAGCCGTGTCGGTATACTTACAAACGCCCCGATAATGTCACTTGACGTTCAAGGTAAAGGAACATTCGGTACTTCGAGCGCAAACACAACCAGAGCTTCAAGGGCGCTGAATCTTATTGACGCCAATGGAGTGATGCGTATTTGGCGCTATACCTCTACAACAAGCAACAGTCCATCATTCGAGTTGATCTGGGGCAACACCGGCGATACGGCAACAACGGCTGGAAACTATTACTGGGACTTCTTTATCAACGCCGCATCGTCTGCGGCTGAGGCATTTGTGGTCCGTAAAAGAACGGCGGGAACCGACCAAAACATGATGGTCTGGAACAAAGATAACTACCAACTTGTCGGACCTTATGTTGGAAACTCTGTAGGGCGCGGCGCGTTCTATCAAGCGGCTGGTCAAGTAAGTACAGCCGGTGACGCACAAGTAGTTTACTGGAACCTATATCGTTCCAGTACTTCGACGGCTTATGATGTAATGCTCGATGGAACAAGCGCCTACCCTGACCTGGACACGCTTTCTGCAACAAACAGGGTGTGGGGCATAAGCATGCTTGTCACAACAACCGTTACTGCACGGACATCCGGAACACCAGTTGTTGGCGATGTTAATGTGCAGGAGATTTTCGGGTACATTAAAAAGGTTGGAGGCGTCTATACGGCCAGTACCCTTACAAACATCGCAACATTGGGAGACGCAAACCTTAGCGCGGTTGCCGTTACATGGACTGCTGCTGCTGGTCAACTCGCAATAAACATATCACGGCCGGCAGGAACGGCAACATATAGGACCGTTGTTTCTGTCCGCATGTGCGACCTGGGCTCATAAAAACATAAACCAATGGCATTTCTATTCAAACTCAAGCGCTCGATCATATTGCCTCAGGAGGATGGCAGTTACCTTGTATATCCAAAGAACGCATTCTCATTCGCGTATTCGGTAGTACCTAACCCAAAGGCTCGGGCACTACGTATATCGCTGTTGCTGGCCAATTCGGTAACTGAGGAAGTAAAGCGTACCATCGCAGAATTCGATGTGACTGACGCTGGATTCCAAACAGGGGTTATTACCAACCAGGCTGAGATCGACGCATGGCAGCTTGATTTTGATTCGCTGATGGAAGATTTTGCAAAGGCGACAAATGACTATGCTGTTAAAAAGCAGGAGGAACTCGCGTTGCTTGCAGAACTTCCTAACGACCCTGAAATTCAAAAAGACCTTGACATCGTTGTGGCAGCACTCGTTGGCCTTAAAGAAGCTATGGAGACGGCCAAGGCTGCCGTTGACTTGAAGCGTACGGAGCGCCCAGCACCTGCTGAATTGTTCATAAATAAGTATGATGACCTGATTGGGTACTTCAACAATGACGGTTCTATCACCGATGAAGGCATTGTTTGGGCGCGTACCGTTCCGTTCTTTGGCGCCACCATTGGCGACTTCCTTGAGTAATTATTATTCATAACCATAAACTGCAACATCTATGGACATTCATCCAAACGAGGTCGATGGGCCTACAACTGACGCACCTGAAGAGTTTACTCAAAAAACCAAGAAGGCCGCAAAGCCGCCCAAAAAGCCAATTGAAAAGGCGATCAAAGCCGACATCAAGGGAGGTGATGTCAAAATATTTGACATCCCGGAAAAACGCGCAAAGCGTATCGAGGAAATAAACGCGGACATGGCGGCATACCGATCTGCCTACAACACCCGGATGCACGAGATACTAGTTGGTATCTGCGATGATCTGGATATCGGGAAAGACAAGATTGCCGAATACACACCGGACTTTAAGGGCATCATCGTAAAGTCTGATCAGCAACAGCAGTCACCACCTCCACTACGCCCATGAGCAATTTGATTTTAATGCTGTGCATGGGGTTCTTTTGCGGCCTGAAAACTGCAGGGGTCGAAACTCCTGAAAGCAAACGTAAATGGATACGGCTCGGCGTTGTGCTTTGCCATATACTGCTGCTGCTCCAACTCGTTCGACTTGGCACCGGGCGCGGCGAAATGTTCTGGATCGTATTCGTGCTGTGTGTCGCATCCGGCGTATCTATCACCATATCAGTATTCAACCGGTCAGAGCGCGACATGTACGATGTGATTGGAATGCTTCTTTTCATCCTGACATTTGTGGCATTGCGGATATCGGCGATCACAATTATCACTGGAATTGGATTGATGTCGGTATTGTATCCTATGCCGATAAGTTATGCTCAATCAGGCGTATGGATGCAGCCTACACGGAGAAACATAATTCGTGTCGTTATTGTCTTCGGATTGGTAGTGTTCTGGTTCGGCGCTCATGAGTCGCTTACTATTGATCTTATCCAAATTTTAAACTGGATACTTGACGCCTTATGAAAAAGGTAAAGCGACAATGCGCCGTTCCTGGGTGTGCAGAACAAATACCCGGCAACAGATTGATATGTGAGACACATTGGGATAAAGTACCAAAGCCATTACAATCTAAATTCAGGCGAATCGCAAAGGACGGTAACGAGATCGAATGGATATCCGTCGTAAGAGAAGTAATCAACATTGCCATATAACATGAAGCATCTGAACCTTTTAACTTTAATCGTCGCATTCTGCTCGTGCCATCACGATGCATTTGAACCAAACGGGCCGATGGCGCCGGCACAAACCGTTCCAACGCCATGCTTGACATACCCAGTAACCGGGGCTGCCCAGGTGATCGGTGTTAATGCCCAGCCGAACGTACCTGTTTCACTCCTGCAACCGTTCTACAGGATTCGACAATATCAGGCGTGGCGATACACCCATACCCCCCAGGGCATCGCCGTTGAGCCGTCACGTACCGGGAATATCAATTGCGACACATACTATCAGGAAGCCTTGACAAGCGGACATCTGATTCACCCGGTGGTATCATGGAAGCTTGACTGGTTGACCACGCAATCAAACCCTGAGTGGATCCACGAGCCGATGACCGACCTCGCATCGGATCCAGCGTTTCCTTTCTCGTACGGCGAGTGGTCGCGCTACTGGTGGCAGATCACGGCACGGTATGGAGCGTTCCCATGGCAGGATCAGTTTCTGAACGTGAACCAAACGCCTCGATGGAACGGCGACCCGATAAACGAAAAGAAAACGGCCATGAAGCTGCTTTCCTACGTAGAGCCCGAAAACGAGCCTAACCGGTGGTGGAAGCCTGGGTATGCGCAATACACGCCGGTGCAGTGTGCGGCGATGATGAGCGCTGCATACGATGGCCACATGGGGCAAATGGGATTTGGTACCGGTATCCGGTGTGCTGATCCTGACATGCAGGTTGTATTGGGTGGTCTGGCCGACATTGATACGGCCTACCTGCAGGGTATAGTCGACTGGTCGGCCGTCAATCGTTGCGGCCACGGCGTACCGTTTAATGTCATCAACGTTCACTGGTATTGCAATGCCGGCAATAATCTATCCAATATCCATGTAAACCTTACGGGCCCAGGCGTTTGCCCGGAAGCTGACAACCTGCGCCTACGGCTTCAAAAATTGGCCGCGTGGCGCGACCGCGTGTTGCCTGGCATTGAAATATGGCTGAGTGAGTTTGGATGGGATACGGACGCATACAGCCCGCTGCGCTGCCAACCTTACGGAAGCTACTCGCAGGAGAAAGTACAGGCCATGTGGATAGTTAGGGCGTACCTCGAAGGTATTGCCGCAGGAATAGACGGCATGTATCTCTATGAAGCTGCAAATGAGCCAAGCAATCAAGGGCTGTTTGCAGCATCTGGTGTTATGCTTAGTGAGGGTGAGGACTTTAAGAAGAAAGAGGCATACAGCGCAATTGTGTGGCTCGTTTCCCATCTGAATGGGTGGCATTACGACGGCGATTATTCAGGAGCCAACTACAGGGCATATCGTTTCAAGTCTGATGACGGCCAGATTAAATATTGCGTATGGTCGCCAACCGCTGATGGCAGCACAGTAACTTTGCAAACTCAATCCGGGTCGGTGACGGTCACCGAGGACCCGATATTTATCTATCACCTATAACAAATTGAATCATGCAAGATCAAAACCTTGGTATTGAAAATCTGGTCAGCATCGCAATCGATGCCGTGGCCGTGGCAAAAAGCGTGGCCAAAGAACTTGAAGATGGTTTCCAGCCACTTCGTGATGTGCCAACCATCGCATTCGGAAACTTTGGAAAGCTCCAGAACATCGGGGCAAAAGCAAAGCCAGCCTGGGCGGAAATCAAAGACTTGTCTCCGGGCGAGATCGAAGACTTTGAGGAGCGCGTTGCATCAGGTGCTGGTATCCCGAACGAAGGCGTATATGGCAAAGTCCGTAAATCGCTCCGCCTGGTTGCCCGTACGTACAAAGTCGTAGAAGAAGCCATCGACATCGTGAATGATGCGAAGGACATCTTCGAGGATGAAGAATAGGCCATCCGCCAAACCCGGTTTAAATCGCAGCGTCAAAGTCAAGACCGATGTTTTGATGTTGCAGGCCCGGACACCTCCTCCCAGGTGTACCGGGTTTTTTATTTGGTTAAAGTTGATAAAAATAGTTGCTCAACCGGTTAAAGTGGTTATCTTTGCAACACAATTAAACAACAAGCGAAAATCATTTATCACCATCAACTCAACAACAATGGCTCACATCACAAATTCAACCGCGAACACCACGAACGAAAACTTCACCCAGCTGGCACAACGCCACCTCCAACCCAAAGACATGAGCGACCGTGAAGCGATCGTTCACCAAGCCGCCCGGGATCACTTCCGCGAATTCATCGAGGAGACCGGAGCCGAATCAATCAAAGCGGCTACCATCGAACAACTGAAAGAAGCGGTACTCAAAGTGGTGGCATTCACGAAAAACGGCACCCTGGGCGAAAACTCAAAAGTCTGCATCGCAGACCGGGTGGTTATTATCGCATCATCACTCCGCGCCGAACTCAACCTGATCGCAAAGGCAGAAGAAATCACCATCGGCCGCGGCATCGAAAAGTATGTCATCGACGGTTTCAACTTTGAAGCAAACACTGGAAAGAAGGCACCGGCGAAAAAATCCGAGCCCAAACAGAAAGCATCTGCACCAGTGCCAGCAGCGGCCCCTGCAGTACCGGTTGATGGCCAACTGGAACGCGCCGACCTGGTTGAACAACTGCAATTCCACGGGGCTGATACCGTTGACAATGTGGCGAATCTGTTGGAGGCCTGGAATATGGGTGGCGAATTTTACCTGAAAGCGAAACGCAGTGGCGAGATCGGCAAAACCGTGAAAGCTCTGGATGAGCAAGTCGACCGCCAAACCATGATCGTTACAGATCAGCAAGGCAAGAAGATCGGAATGTGCTACATGGACAAAATTGCCCAGTACTTCACCGTGGTAGAAATCATCGCATGATAGAGTACGTTCAACTAAATCACCCGGCGTTCAAAGACTTTCATAAAGCCTTTGAACGCCTCGCCCACCGGTTCCAATACAGCGACGTGTTCGACGATTTTCTGGACTTCTGTATTTACTATCTATCACTTGCCAGGGTCGGATCGTTGGATCCTCTGCAGGAAAAATACCGGGATGAATTCAAGATGTTTTTGGAACTGTTTAACCTGCTCGGCGAAGGTTCGGAAGAATTTCAGGACCTGCTTGGTACGGTTTACATGGAGATAAGCTCACGCAGTAAATCATCACGAATGGGGCAATACTTTACTCCCGATCCTGTAAGTATGATGATGGCAGAATTAACGCTATTTGATATTGATACAGAGCGTGTAGGCCAGAAGATAAACGATCCGAGCGCCGGATCCGGGATGATGATTTTGAAAGCAGCTTCTAAATTCGGTAACACCCGACACCTACAGTTTTTTGTAGCCCAGGATTTAGATTTGATGTGCTGCAAAATGTGCGCGATCAACATGAGTATGAACACTATACCAGGTGAGGTTTACCACATGAACACTTTGTCGCTGGAATATTATGGAGCATACAGTTTGGACCTTGTAATCTACGAAGGGAAGAACATGTGTCTGATCAGAAAGTGGGATACAGAAAGTATCAAAGCACTAAACGAACGAGAGGCCAGGCTGCGGGCTGAATATGCTGAATCTAAAAAGGCAAGCATTCAGGAACAAATGATCGCAGATCGGGAAAAAAAGGATGCAGAAAAACTCAAAGCCAAAGACCTTAAAAAAGGCTTCACATCAACATTATTTGATTAAAATCCGCAATCATGCTTGAACTAAACGAAATCACAAAAAAGCGCCTTATGTGGCTTCTGGCCCAGGCAAAACAAAATGGCGGCGTTCTGACGATCGACCGCAGGTACCCAGCCCCACCCATTACCGTAATGCTTACCGATATCCCCAGATCATTCTACTCGGAGATGACGGTAAGCCGCCACAGCCCAGGAGAAAACCCGATTGACGGCTGGGCATTCCGTGTGGTATTCTTGAAAAACAGCATCGACAACAACCTGCCTATCTACCCGGCGATGTACTGTGATGACGACTTCGGTCTGCATCACCTTTGTTCCTGGGAGAATGACGTTGACCAGGTGGAACGGCTTATGGGTAAACCACTCACACGGGCGAATGGTGTAAAGCCGCTCGTTCTGGAAATGCACGATCCATATTTGAACCTCGCAATCCCTGTAATCGAACGCCACGTAGATGCTATGTGGCGAACTCATAACCTTCCAACACTGAAACGCCATGAGCAACACGCAACGGTTTAAAGACATCGAGGCATGCGCAAAAGCCATCAAGCTGCGCATGCCATTTGAGAAGCAATACGACAACGTATTCGACATGCTGGATGGCATCATTGAGCTGTGCAAAGAACCATCCAATGACGATGAAAACATTCAGGTCGTTGAATATCAGGTTGGCGAAAATTGGATGGCGGTAGGCATTCCAGTTCACCAGCCATATATTGAACAGGTACAATGGTGCATTCGCAGGAAGGCATCATGGATAAAGGTGGTAGTAAAAAGAGATGGCGCCCCAGATGAATACAGAACTTACGACGTGTCAAAAATTTTCTCACCAACTCAAAAGATAGTCAAATGATAATCAGCGTTCAACTTATCCGCCGTACCGATGATTCACCAAACAGAGTGATAATTAACGGGACTGAACTATTCCCAGATACGAGCCAGCTCGTGTACTCACACAGATCTAATGGATTCGACTGGGGGTATCACGGATCCGGCCCAGCTCATACCGCACTCGGAATCTGCCTTCACCTATTTGGCCCACACATCGCACCTCATGTTTACCAAAGTTTTAAGGTGGAGCACGTTGCGTCTTGGTCTCGCGAAGGGTTCTATACCGTAGATGTCACCGGTTTCTACAAGGAATTTGTGGAGCCGAACATGCCAGACTATCTCGCAGAATGGATGGACTTCGTACTTAACCAACTGATGGTAGCTACGGACGAAAAGGCCTTTGTTGTCACCGACACGATTGACCAGGAAAACTGGTGTGTGAAGTTTGAGGTAAAAGAAGGTGTTGCATACCTAAGGCCTGTATGCGAGCCATTGGGTTATACTCTGGTAAAGCTGAACGGCGTATGGTTTGTAACGGCAAAATTTCCGCTTACCGATAGCATGGTAGGCCTGGTAATAGACAGTTCGACAGAGATGTTTAGCACCGCAGTTGAGCAGTTTACAGACGTACTTGGAACAGCTGCAAAAAATATTTCAAAAATCGCTTGATAATCTGGTTAAAGTAGTTATCTTTGCAACAGATTTAAAACACAACCACACATGAATACTGCAACCAGAACACTGATCGATACCACGACATTTGAACGTGTCGGCAAGGAAGGCCGGGTACCTAAGCGTGTACCGGTGCCTCTCGACGTTCAATCGCTCGTAAGCGCATCACTGCCTTACGACCCGCGCAAACAGGGTGAGCGCCCCACAACGCTCGACATCTACACGCAGCTGATTGACCTGGGCTTGACAGCCTACATCAACGAAAGCGCCGGTCGTGCCCAGGACGAGGACCCGTTCGGCCTCACCGATGATCAGATGGCTACGCATGAAACAGACGATGTGCTGTGGATCCAGCCGGAAGTAAATGACGGCATCAAAGAGATGTTGGATATTGTCAATGCCAATAGACTCACTACCGGTGAAAAGCGTATCCGCGGCGTTGTTCCAATCGTATGCGCGTTGATCCGTAAGGGCGTACAGGTTTCACTCTCAAACCAATAATCATGAAAACACAACGCGTATTACACATAAACACCAAGCCGGAAGTTCTGTCCAACAAAGAACGTCTGATGCTCGAACGCGAAAATGATTACTTCCAGGATGATCTGGAAGAAAAGCAGGATCGCGAGCGCCGACTCCTAAACAGAGTGAGCAAAAACCGGCTGATCAGGAAGTAATTGTTAACCAAATTTCTCTCATACACAATGGAAAGCAACATCAACAACAATGCAAATGTGGTAATTCACACACCGCATTTCTGGGAATCGCTTGACACCAAAGAACTAGACAAAGGTCTGGTAGGCTTCAACGCGGATTTCAACGCAGTATCACGGGACGAAACGGTATCTGTACCCGGCCGAGCAGCTCGAAAGTTCTCCTCGCTCGACGAGATCATGAAAACCGTCCGGCCTATTCTTGCAAAGCACAAACTGTATGTGCAGCAGATGATCACCGGCGACGAGATGATTACCATGGTGCGCCACGAATCCGGCCAGTTCCGCTCCATCTCCGCACCGATGCTCCAATGGCAAGGTCAGGGTACTAACTCCCTGCAAAACCTGGGGGGCGCCATCACCTACCTGAAACGCTACTACCTGAGCGCCGCGCTCTGCCTGGCGACCGAAGAAGATGACGACGGCAACAGCGCTGGCAAGATCGCCCCGGGCAAAGCCGCAACGAAGCCAGCCCCACAGGACGCCGCACCACCGGTGAAGCTGGATGAAACCGTAGTGGACGCATGGCAATCCAAAGTGAACGAATGCAAGGAGCCCGCTGACTTCGAAAGGCTGTCGAAAGAAATGGCCGGTGTTCAGAGTGAACCCGTGAAGAAATTTGTGAAAGCTGCCATGGGCAAGCGTATGGATGACACCGGTATCTTTTACGACAAGGAGGCCAAAGCCTTTGCAAAAAAGACAATTGATGGAAACGCTTAAAATATCGCCGTCCATCCTTGATAACTACCGAACTTGTCTACACGGCAAGTTCGGTAAGTCAATCAAAGACTTCATTGAAGGCCTGGACAAGCCCTGGGAGAAAACGGAAGCACAGTCAAAGGGTGACGCATACCACAAGTTGCTCGAACACGGTGGGTGTGACTTCTTTAATATCGACTTTAGTGGAAAGGTCACATACAAGGTGCATGAGCCGGACTTGAAACGCGACTGGATCTTCACCGAAGCCCAGGCGAAACCGGCACTCGATACGTTCACGGACTTTCCGAACAAACAGCACGAAGTATGGGGGCGCCTAGAACTCGAAATACTTGGGCATCCAATACGGATGAACCTGCGGGTTGACGCACTCGAGGTCCCGATGATCTGGGACTATAAAACTACCGGCAAGCCGCCTCGTGCTGAGAACTACTCAGGCACTACCCAGTGGCCACTCTACATGATGGCGTACCCAGAGTGCACAGCATTCAGATACCGGGTATTCCACCTGACGGACTACGGATGTGAAGCTCACGATTACCTGTTTGAGCGCAGTGTCCAACATGAAAGGGTTGCAATACAGTGGCTCACGCATCTGGTAGACTTCATCATTACCAATAACCTTCAACCCAAATTTGCACTCAAATGAATCTATTTGATATTGAAATGAAGCAACGGGATATCGTTGACGAGCTGATCGAGAACGGAGGCGCCTTGTCTCCGGAACTTGAGGCAAAGATGGCGATCACCCGCGAACTGTTTGATCACAAGGCGCAGAGTTACGCGCTGCTGATTAAGGAGCTTGATATGGACATTGAACAGCTCGACCAGGTAATCCATCAATTTAAAAAGAAGAAGGATACCCTTGAGCAATCCAAAGACCAGCTTAAAAGCCGGTTACTACAGGCCATGATCGCATTCGATATCCAGAAGTTCAAAAACAACCTGGTATCAATATGGGTGCAAACTTCGGAGAAACTAAAGATCATGAATGAACAGGCCATCCCAGCCGAATTTTTGAACGAAGTCGTAACTGTCAAGATCGATGCCAAAGGGCTGAAGGAGGCCCTGAAAGCTGGAACAGTTGAAACAGATGCGGCATACATCAGTGTTGAGCCCAATCTGCAAGTACGATAAGCCATGAAAAGTAACGCGCCGGATTCCATCAGAAAACTAATCGCGCTTGGATCCGGCGCGATTACAGACGCCGAATTGCTCGGCATAATAATCGGATCAGACAGCATTGCAAGGCAAATACTGAATGCTTGTCACAATAACCTGCACGAACTTGGTAAGATGAGCATAGCCGACCTGCAGCGGTTTCACGGAATAGGAGAAACCAAGGCGGCTTCGATTATCGCAGCTATCGAGATCGGGCGCCGCAGGAGCCTTTCAGACATCAGGAACAGGCCAAGAATAACCAGCAGCCGGGATGCCTTCAACGCAATAGGTTCACTGCTTTCAGACATTCACCACGAAGAGTTTTGGATGTTGATGCTGAACAGAGCAAACGAGGTGATAGAACGTAAATGCGTGAGCGTCGGTGGAACCAGTGGCACCGTTGTTGATATAAAATTGGTGCTAAAGACCGCAATAGATCACCGGGCATCAGGGTTTATTGCGGTTCACAATCATCCATCTGGCAACCTTGAACCAAGCAGAGCGGACATTGAGCTAACCGACAAATTAAAGCAAGCAGGCCGCATGATTGATATGCCAATGCTTGATCACTTAATCGTCTCAGAGCGAGGATACTACAGCTTCGCAGATGAGGGCCTAACTTGAACAACCATGAAAAAAGTTATCGCAGTAATCACCGCAAGCGACGAAGGCTTTGTTTCTTTCGCTGAATTTCATTGCAATGGGAACCAGCAGGTATGCCCAATGATTACCGGAAATAAGGTGAAATTGTCTGATGGGACAACACTTTTGAAAGTATCATCACTCGATGATGCAAAAGGACATCAGTATATCGAGCACCATCTGGCCGGTCCTCTTCCAAAAGAACTTGCATTCATCATAAACTACATCAAATCAAATACCGATGATACATCCAAGAAGGCTTAACGATGGCGATGTTGTATTCTGGAATGGATATCCAGGTGTGATTAAAGTCACAGGGTCACACCGGACGTTCCAGGCTGTTTCTCCGGATGGCAAGGTATGGAAGGAGGAAGCGCTGGGGCCATCAGACAAAACACAACTCGACCTGGTTTGCACCGCAAAAGATGCAGCCAAGAGATATGCATCCACACTGAAAGTTATATACGATGAATGAAACCGTAGTACTCCAATGCTCCGACGATCTGGCCAAGCTGTTGAACGACCTTCGCACGGCTCAAAAATCTTACTTTACCCTACCACAAGGAACGCTCGACAAAACTCGCGCCCTTCAAGAATCAAAGCGCCTGGAGGGCGAACTTGATAAATTCCTGAAAGACCGTAAAAATCCACAACAATCACTTTTCTGACCATGATACACGAAGTACCTACTTACCAAAGGTTCCTGCTCGGAACCAACCTGGTTCTGGCCACCATCACAAATTCCAGCCCGAGCACCAGCAAAAATATGCTTATCGCTTCTACTGATGCCACCGGTGGATCAACTCCGGATCCGGTAATATCCGGCCACGTGGAAAAATATCTTCGTGTCGCTGGCATATCAGATCAGCAGGCTATTGCTGTCAAGGTCATGGTCGAAGGCCTGACGGCGCCTTTGTATTGCGTCAGATCGGCGAACAAGTGGACTGTGTGCAGGAAGATCAACACCAAGGCATCCAGCATCACAACAAAGATCAATCCTGAATCAGGCGACAAGGTTATTATCATGGACACGTTTCGTGACAACATGATTGACCGCGGCTGTGACCCGGAAGAGGTTGATGCGATGGTTGCATCTTGCTCTGATGGCCCAGAAGAAGTTGTCGAGGTGTATCTGCACGGTCCGGAGTACTGGGTAACACTTGGAGCGCTTTGCGAGGTTCCTTTGGTATGCTGTAAAGTGGTAAACGAATAGCGAAATGGCAGCACGACCCACATCCAAATGGTTGGTTCTGATGTTTTTATATAGTCGTATAACCAATGAAAATCGTAGTTGAATCCCCAGTACAGAAGGTTCAGGAGGCCAACGAGATCACCATCGAGCAATACCTGAAACGACGGATCCAGCGCCGGCGACGTGTGGCGAAGCGCAAGCTGAAAGCCGTACCACTTTTCGCGGTGGAAGAAATGCAGGGGGAATTCCCCGGATATACATACGAGGAGTTTGTGGCCGACGTCACCCGTAAAACTCGCAAGGGTAAATCGTTTCGGAGGCAACGGGAGATGGGGTTCAACTGGAAAGATATTGCCCGAGAGATTCCAGAGTTCGTATTAAAGTGCAAGGTCAGGACTAAAACGAAGGCATTGCTTCGCGGGCGCCTAAAGGATGGCACTGAGTTTACCATGGTTATCAGGGCTGTGTGGCATGGCGAATATGGAGAGTGCCGGTTGAGGACACACGAACTTATAAACCTTTGGCGGCGTAATAGCGTTGCCGAATTCCAAAGACATCCATCCACGTTGTTGTACAGACACAACAACGATCTGGAACTGGCACAATAAATGAAGCGTGTTTGTCCTGTACGGGAAAGCCTGTACGGGAAGGCAATTGATTGATCCGCTCGACGAAAAGTTGAAGCGGATTTTTTTTGAAAAAAAGTTCAAATTATTGTCGGCGTCTCAGTTAAAGTAGTTATCTTTGCAACATCTAATAAAAGCAAGTACAACTACTCTAAACTCAAATTCAACAACAATGGAAAATTTTTCAGAGATCAAAGAATTCATCGCTTCCCGTTGCCGAGAAAAATCAGCATGCTCGACGGAGTTTAAGCGTTTGCTCAGTTCAGATTCATTTACAGAACTGCTCAAGGTATTAACTGACAACTGGTGGTGGTGCGTAAACAATTCCATTTTCGATGGAAACCTATTGCTTAAATTCGGATCAGAGGCATTATCAGCCTGCAATGTTACCATCGTAGATAATGGATATCATGAAGCCGCGGAAGGATACTGGTACGCCGATGGCAACTCCACAGTAAGCGCCGATGGCAACTCCACAGTAAGCGCCTATGGCAACTCCACAGTAAGCGCCTATGGCAACTCCACAGTAAGCGCCTATGGCAACTCCACAGTACGCGCC